TATTATTCTTTTATCTTAGTTTAATTTATATAATAACTCGAAATGAGTGATTTTGTTGCTATAGAAGGCTGAAAAGATGTTAATAAAAACAAGTAACCCAGGGTTCAACCCTGGGTTACTGATGTTCTGAGCGAGATACGGGAGTCGAACCCGCCTCACAGGCTTGGGAAGACTCTCTTGTATCTTGATAAAACGCTAACGCTCTGATACTTAGGGTTATCGAATAACACTGCACTCACATATTACTCACAAATTCTATTCTATTTAACTTTCTTGAGGGTGTAATAGCTATTGTAAGTTGTGTGAAACCAAAGTTTTATTGTACCATCACTTTCAAAGTCTATGTCATGGGTTCTTGGCATGCTTGACTCCGATTTATATGTGTATAATGTAAAAACAGTTGCTTCGTAGTATTGCAAACTCCATTTTATAAACGACAAGTCTTCTTTTACGTCTTTCGTCATAAAAGGTTCTTCTCCGTCATAGTATACATAAGCAGTTGCTTCGCCAGTACACTTCGTTCTCTCGCTACTCATAAGCTCCAGATAGCAATCTCCCTCTATCCTGATTTTTGGATCATAAACTCCACCGCCAGAACCACCACCGATAACTTTCCATTTGCCGATGAGATAGTTTTCTCGATCGTTCTGAATCTTCTGGTCGTTGATAGAAGAGTCATCGCTACTGCTGCATGATGTGAATGATGCTCCTGCAAGAAGTATCATTGCTGCTAATAATACCTTCTTCATAATCGTATATTTTATTATTTAACTTCTTCTAGTCCCGCATTGGTGTTGTTATGTAATGCGGCGCTCCACGTCCACCTGCTTTCTTTGCGGCGCATTGAGGGCAAAGCAACCCATAAGGTGTTATATAACCGAAGCTTCTGCCGTATCCGCATCGGTTACATATAAACTTATGTCGAATCTTCCTGCCTTCGCAAAGCTTGAACCTCGTAGTGTGCGAATTGGCTAACTCATGGCAAACCTTGGATGACATAGGATATAGTTTTGGTTGAAGTTTCACCCTTTTCTTATATTCGACTTTTGGTGCTTCGACATTTATTTCTGGTTGTTTTTGGTTTTGGGCCTTCCAACTCTTGTATGCGAATTCTCTAATCATGTCTTCTGTTGCCCAGGGTAACGCTTCTTTCACCTCTTTATATACATCTATATATACTTTCATTATTATAATGCCTTTAATGAGCCAAGTACCTTGAAAACCTTAGTGATGGCTTCTTTCTTTATTTCCTGGTCTTCGTACTCCTCGTTGATTGCGTGGAGGGTGAAATGTTCATTGTCGGAACCCCTACGGATGACCTTTACAGTCCTTAGGTCGTTCTTCGTCATTATTGCATAAATCTCATTCATAGGCAAAAATTCTGTCCAGTCAGGTATGACCTTCAAGGCAATGATGTCTCCATTACTTATTAGAGGCTTCATGCTGTCCCCCGAAGCTCTGCACCAGAAATCAGTTCTCTCGTAACCTGGGACAGATATGTACTTCGTAGGGGTGTTCGGTGTATCATTGTACATCTCACAGAATCCTAATGCAAAGTCAACATCGTAGAACGGCTTTGCATCTTTCCCATGAATCGCTTGTCCGACAGACTTGTCGATAGCCATATTAACTAGGCTTCTATCATACATTCTTGGAACATCATCATATCGACTTCCTTCTCCTGTTTCTAACCAATTCCGACTTATCTCCAACGCTTCGCTGATCTTAAGGTAGTCTTTGGTGGTGAAAGGCGTACTTCCTTTAAGCTTTCTGCTTAGATTAGACGATCCGAGACCGACTTTCTTTGCGAAAGCGTTAGGTGTTAACCCTAAGTCTTTGATGAGAATGTTAACTCTTTCGATAACTCCATTCATAATTCATAACTTTAGTTGTGTATACGTAACTAAAACCGGTTAAATGGTTAAAGTAAGTTAAGGAGGCGAACAAAATCCGAAAAAGATTTGCTTTGTCCGCCTTTTTGTATTACCTTTGCACTCGTGAACCGGTTAAAGCAATAAAGCAATACCAACACAAACGGAGGCGGATGCGACCGAAAGTGCCGTATCTTACATTAGCACTGCAAATATACAACTTTCCTGCGTCCCCTCCAAATTATTTTAGTTAATATTAAATAAAGCAAGATGAAAAAGTTGACAAAGTCAGACATTTTGAGCATAAAGCCCGGAAAAATCGAGGTTTTTGTGTTTGAGACAGCAAAAGCTATCATGTCGGCTCGACAGTACGCTTGGCTGATAGGTAAGACTGAACCGCCTGAAGGTGTGGCGAGATACAAGACGAAGGCTAACTTCGAGAACAAGACATTGGTTATCGAGGCGGTTCCGGTTGGGTAGTAAACTTAAATAAGTAAAATATGAACGATATTCACTTAAAGAAGATTAGTCCGATGTTTGGGACTATTAGAATCGAGGGGACGGAGAAAGAACCTCTGTTTTGTGCAAGTGATGTGTGTAAGGCACTTGGATTTTCAAATCCCTGGAAAGCTGTAGGTGATCACGTCGATGACGATGACCTAACGAAACGTGAGGTCATAGATTCCCAAGGAAGAAAGCAGAATACGAACTTCATAAGCGAGTCTGGTCTTTATGCATTGATTTTTGGTAGCAAGTTACCACAAGCAAAGGACTTTAAAAGATGGGTAACGAGTGAGGTTCTTCCTAGTATTCGTCAAGATGGAGGGTATATGACCATGGCTGACGAAGAGTCCGAGGAAGACTTGATGGCTAGAGCTCTTATTGTCGCTAAAGCCACTCTTAAAAGGAGAGAGGAGCGCATAAAAGCACTAGAAACCGAGAATTATGCAAAGGATAAGGAAATTGTTGAGCTAAGTAGTACAATTTCTGATATGAAACCAAAAGTCAACTACGTTGATATGATATTGGCAAGTAAGGAAACTGTAACAACTACTCAGATAGCTCAGGACTACGGAAAGTCAGCAAAGGCATTCAATATAATGCTCAGAAACTATGGTATTCAGCACAAGGTCGGTGGTCAGTGGATCTTGTATGCGAAATATCTACCTTGCGGATATGTTCATTCCGAAACAGTTCCTATCGTTCATTCGAATGGGACATCAGGGTCTGTGATGCATACAAAGTGGACTCAGAAAGGTAGGCTGTTTCTGTATGATGAGCTGAAGAGTCGAGGTGTTATACCTACTATAGAACAGGAATTGGTTAAAAGATAAAGCCTATGCCCCGCAAGAAAGTATCAGTAGAGCCTGTCGAAAAGATTTGGCTCTCTACAAAAGAGTTCGCCGAGTATATCGGCATGAGCACTGGTTATATACACGACCTAAGAAAGAGCGGTCAGATCCATCATTATATGATAGGCAATACCGCATTCTTTAAAAAGTCCGATATAGATGAGCTCATTGAAGAGCATAAAGTGTGTTGAAAATTGGTATGGTTAAAGTTATAGGTTTGTTTCATTTGCTCGTGAGAGCATGTTGTTAGTTATTTTGTTTACGTCTACAGCGGTAGACACTTTGGGGCGATGTCTGTTCGTTTAGCTTCTTTCGCCCCAAATCAGACTGAGTAGCTCAGTTGGATAGAGCATCGGTTTCCTAAACCGAGGGTCGAAGGGTCCGAGTCCCTCCTCAGTCACACTCTTTTTTTTAGTTCCGTTTAGTAGTTGAATTCCTCTCTGACGGCGCAAAGGTAAGTCCTTATACCTTATAAAGTAGGTCGTTCGGGCAGCGACAATCTTGCGTCAGATGAGAGTTTCGTTGAGCGGACATGGAAGATAGTTCTTTGACATGTTGATGCACAGAAATAGTATGCGTGTAAAAGAAGTAACTGGAGAGCATCAATGGATGCCGTGACCTGGCGAAAGGACGCACGACATACGAAAATCCAGCTAATCTGCATCAAGTAAGCAGACGGACTACACCGGAACGAAGAATTGTCGGTGCAAGCACTGCCGAAAACGTTGCAGTCTGGTAAATCCAAATGAAGTGAGAATTGCTCATTCATAAAATATAATCAAGAGGTTAGTAGTGTAACTGATGCACGGCGATAACAAAATGATACCGATCTTATCATCGCAAGAGGTTCTTCGTTGAGCCCTAGCCTCCAAAAAGTAATTCATTGTATTTCATATTCAAATTAATTCAATTAAAAATGCAGCTCGTCTGTGAAGATAGGCTGCATACATCGCAGGTTGGAGCAGTTGGTAGCTCGCTAGGTTCATGACCTAGAGGTCACAGATTCGAGTTCTGTACCTGCCACAAATGTTTATTGAAAGCTCTAAATTGTTTATATGTGAAAAGATTGTTTCTTGCGTATCTTGTCTGAGAAGATAGGATACGTCTATTTCTTTTAGAAGGAATTATTTTTTTATTTCTGAGGAGAGTAGCTCAGTAGTAGAGCGCCAGGGGAAGTGTCCTTGGAGGTCGATGGTGCGAATCCATCCTCTCTTCCCAATTTTCTTTCATTTTTCAAGAATTTTGATTGGTTAACTTATGCGTCGCCCAGTAGCTCAACTGCATAGAGCCGCGGTTCTCTTTCCGCGAGGTTGGGAGTTGGAGTCTCCCCTGGGCTTCCCAAGTAGGTAAATTTCAAAAAATATTTTTTCATTAGCTGACAGAGGTCGGCACTTTTTCTTATAAGTCATTTATATTTTAATTTGAGTATTAATATCCTCTTGCTTGTGAAAGTAGGAGGTACAAGCCACATTAGCTCAGTTGGTCAGAGCAGTCCAAGATACCGACAGGTCGCAGGTTCGAGTCCTGCATGTGGCTCACTTAATTGTGAGTGCCATAAATTTACAGTTTTTGATTATCTTTGGGAGTGAGGGTGTCTATTGTCCCTCCTCCCTTTAACATTGACTTCTACTCCATCTCACAATAACCACGTGCAATCACCTCTCCTGCCTTGCGTGGTTGGCTAAACGGAGAGGTTTTATATAGATGAAAGTTAAAAATACAATAAGAATCAGTAAGGAAAACATTAATGCTCTTCGGAATCTGGAATGCGTTGAAAGCATAGAACAGAACGGAAGGGATATTACTGTTCGTCTTAAACCGGAATATACGGATGGTAAGCTCGAAGCCCGAAATGGTGAATATCTTATTCAGTGGGGTAACAAAATGTGGCAGAGATATGGCTCTGAGGCCATCAATCTGCTTTTTAAAAATCCCGGAGCGGAGGCCGGCAAGACATGGGACGCGTAGGTTCAAAGAAGTATTACGCTCCTGACGGGAACGAATACGATTCAAGAGAGGAGTATCTGTACTTGCAGGCCATCATTGATGATCCTAATATAAGCTGTATTCATAGGCAGGTGACCATTACGGCAATCAAGCCTGTATGGATGCTGAGACCAAAGCAGCTTAAAACTAAGGTCAAATATGAGAGAAGGTCACTGCTTTACGGGCATAACTATACTGCCGACTTCGTTTACCGGGAAGGCGAGAAGATTGTGATATGTGATGTCAAGAGCCTCTATACCTCAAAGCTCAGAGAGTTCTCGATTACAACAAAGGCTGTGGTGGCAAGACTTATCGCTCACAATAGGAAACGTCATAACGGCGAGTCTGTTGTGATATTCCGTAAGGCTATCAAGATAAAGAAGAACGAGTGGAAAATCGTTGATTATCCACCGTCCGATTGCTATATTATATAATAAGGTATAAAACAAGAAGATATGGTTATTATTATCAATAGTCTCATAGCAACAGTAGCTATGTTCGCTGCATGCGCATTCGTCGCACATCTCCTTGGTTGGGATAAGGAAGACTAGTAGTTTAATTCTAAATATTTTAAATTATGGACAAAGACAAAATTATCGTCAGTGTAGTAATTGACAAGCAGGCTCTTGTTGACAGAGCATTCGACATCTCGAAGAATCTTTCTGAGTTCAATGAAATCAAGAAGGTTATCGACGGCAAAAACCAGTTTACTCGTGATATCGACGAGATTGATGATGAAGGCAAGAAGGAGAATAATACGAACCTCTTCGCCAACATCGCATTGGACATTATTCTCAGTGATAACCCGGAACTGAAAATCACCAAGCGCATCAATTCGCTTGAGGACAAGAAGAACTCTTTCCTCGCTAAGATGAAGAAGCTCGGCGAACTCCAGGAAAAAGTGAAAAACGGAGAGGTGCATGGCGCTGAAGGTTTCCGTGAGTTGTTGAAAATAATGGAGGAGGACGTGTAATGGGCGTAGTATCAAAGTACGGCAACCTGTATGATGTCAAGAAGAACATCATCTGCCACGCTCCTGTCACTTCTTCACATTTCGAAAGTATTTTGAAGAAGGGCAATGTACTTCCTATGATGAATGGCGTAACAACACCAACATTGTTCGGAATTCACGCGGACAAGAAATTCAAGCGTGGACGCTGGCGCCGAGTATTAACACATTAATTCATATAACAATGGCAAAAGAAAAAGCAACTATTTCAGCAACCCTCGGTCATGAGTACGAGGACCTGGAGGAGCGTGAGGATTTCCTCGCCAACAACGCGGACTCTGTTGAGAAAATGGAGTTCATCAAGCGATTCAACTCTGATGAGCTGATGAAGAAGAAGGACCTGTTCGCTCTTCAGTCTGCACGGGCATCTGACATCGAGGAGGAAATCAAGGATTTCCGTGAGCAGAAAAAGGCAGAGCTGAAGCCTATCAAGGAAGAGATTTCTTCTCTCCTTAAGGAAATCAAGCAGAAGGGTAGCATGGTTAACGAGAAGGTTTACAAGTTCGTTGACCGTGAAGCAAAGATGACTGCCTTCTATGACAAGGAGGGTAATCTTGTTTCTTCCCGTCCGGCAACACGTGACGAACTCCCTAGCAATGTATACTCAATTAACCGTGATCAGCAGGCTATGTAGTCTGCTTTCACATAGTTTCTAAATTCTAAAATATTTTGTAAAATGGACAATGAAAAATTGCAGATAAACCTCGCTCCTGGACAGGAGCATGCGGAGCTTGTTATCCGTGAGGTAGGTAACGAGAACCCTTATAAGCTTCCTGCAAAGGAGCCTCTTAATCTTCAGGTAGACGGTGTTATTACCTGTATCTATGCCTTCCTTGAGAAGCGTTGGGGTACAGAGCAGATTGACAAAGAGCATACGCATATCCTGGTTAATCGAGAGAAGCTCGTTGTTACTCTTGTTACAAACGAGAATGATGAGCGCACTACACAGACAATTATCGGCTCTATCCAGCTGTCTCGTCAGTTTACGGGATTTCATATCAATGACGGTCAGTTGTGGAAACCGGTACAGCTTGGTGACTTTTTCCGACTCAACCGTTCTTTCTTCGAGACGAAGGAGAAGAACATGGAACTCGTCAATCTCCTCAAGAGCTTCTCGGCGAAGGTTCAGACAACAATCAAGAAGGAATACAGCGACAATGGTTCCGTGACTGACAACTATGAGAAGGCTGTAGACTCTAATCTTCCTCCATCGTTCACTATCAATATTCCTATTTTCAAGGGCGCAGAGCCTGAGAAGCTTTCAATCGAGACTATCGCTCACGTCGAAGGCAACATGGCATTACTGACGCTTATCTCTGCTGATGCAGAATGTATCATCGAAGAATCCCGCGACAAGATCATCAATACGGAGCTTGATAAGATTCGTAAACTCTGTCCTGAGATTCCTATTATGGAAGTGTAATGACAGAAATGGATAACAGAATAGCAAAAATGCCCGCCAAGATGGCCTTTGCTGTACTTGACTTGCGTAAGGTGCATGCGTGCATCATGGAACTTCCACGAAGCAAGTCGGTACAGCTGGCCCGAAAGGCGGCATACCTCAACTACATTGAAGGTGAGGGTAGAAAACTCGGTAAGGTTCCACTTCATTATGAACGCCTTAATGAAAAGGGCGAAAGCGTGACGGTGGAAACTTACTTCAGGTATTTAGATAGGGTACATTAATTTTTAATTCTATACAAATGGATATAGAGCAGTTAAACAAAACGCCTCATAATCAGATTTGCGATTTGGCAAGAGACAGATTTATCGAGGTGTACAATCAGAAGTTCGGAGAGGGTGGAGAAGTATTCTTTGAAGAGCAGAAGGCATTCTTCAACGAAGAACTTCTCAATGGCTCGTTCAATGGCTATCTTGAAAAGGCTCCATCACTGAATATTCATGATGCCTTCATGAACCTGGCAATTAACGGTTTGTCTCTCGAAAAGGGAACTACGACACTCTGTTACCTCATGGGCTACAGTAACTACGACAAGAATACCCGACAAACGAATTATACGGCCAAGATCACCTATACTGGATATGGAGAAATCCTTCTTCGCCAGCGAGCCGGTCAGATTGTTCGTTGTGACAATCCTGTCGTAGTTTACAATTGTGACGATTTTCGTTTCGGTGAACGAGACGGTCATAAGTACGTTGATTACGCAAAGACCTATCCTCGACCTGAAAATTCATACATCGTTGCTTGTTACGTGAAGATTATTCTTCCGAACAATGCCTACGATTACTTCGTTCTTGACCGCGAAGGTATCGACCGTCTCCGTACGTATTCGGAGAAGTTCGGAGGTAAAGACCACAAAGCCAACGCTCTTTACGGCGGAAACTATGTCGGAAACGATGGTAGAACGTATTTCAGAGATATCGACACAGGCTTCCTTATCTCGAAGACATGCAAGCATGCGTTCAAGGGCTATCCTAAACTGAAGGTTGGTCTGGGCGCTCTTTTGCAGGCCGATATCGACATGCAGACTCAGCAGAAACCGACTCAGGAAGCCTTTGGCGCCGGAGATACCGCACCGGAAGACAAAGGCGTCAAGGTAAAGGTTGACAGTGATTCACCATTTTAAAATTGTTATATATGGCAGAAAATACAGAATTGCAGTTGGTACAACAACAAGCCAACAATATTACAAGACAGATTGCAACGCTAAAATCTGATACGGAAAATGCGGTGCAAGCCAACAGGAAATCTTATGAGGCATGCGTGAATGCAGGTGAGTCTCTGTTGTTTGATATTGGCGTATCCGGAATGAACGATGCTCTTGACGAGAGAGCCGCTGAGTTTATCAAGAAAGCTAAACTGACAGAGAAAGCAATGACGGAGAAACGTAAGGGTGTTACCCAAGTGTTCGATATTGTCCGTAAGGGTTTTACTATGATGGAGAACCTTATCTCTATCAAGAACACCGATTCTGTTGTCTATAAGATTCAGGAGAAGCGCAACGAGTATGCGGCATACAAGCTTGAACAGCAGCGTAAGGCTGAGCAGGAACGTCTGCGCCAGGAGCGCATCAAGGAGGCCAAGATTAAGCTGAAGACTGATACGATTGATATCTTGAACAATCTCCTCACAGAGCATTCTTCTGCTGCTATCAACTCACTTAATAACACGTTCTCTCTTCTCACCCTTGACAACAAGGATGAAGTTAAGAAACGTATTACAGAGTGTTCTGATGTTCTTGACCTCGGACATCTGTTCGTTAATAACAAGCCTTCATACTCTTCTGAAATTGATGAGAATGATGCCAAGGAGATTATGAATGGAGCCTACAAGGAGGTTTCCGCTTCTCTTCTTGCATCTTATAAGCAGACCGTTAATGCTACACGTGATGAGCTTCTTATGAAGTTTGATTCTAAGATTGCTGAACTTCTTGAAATCAAGAAGGCAGAAGAGGAACGCAAACGTAAGGAAGAAGAAGCTCGCAAGGCTGAAGAGGAGCGTAAGCGCAAAGAGGAGGAAGCACGTAAGGCTGCTGAGGAAGAGCGCAAGAAGCAGGAGGAGATTCAGCGTATCAAGGACGAGGAGGAGCGCAAGCGCAAGGAGGCAGAGCGGAAAGCTGCCGAGGCTGAACGCAAGGCAAAGGAAGCCGAGCTGAAGGCTGCTGAGGAAGAGCGCAAACGTAAGGAAGCAGAAGCTGCCGCTGCTGAGGCTGAACGTAAGGCTAAGGAAGAGGCTATCCGTAAGGCTGATGAGGCTGCTAAGGAAGAGCAGCAGAGAAAGCTTGCGGCTGAGCAGGAGAAGCGTGATGCAGAAAATGCAGCCCAGCACGCTACCGCACAGGCCCAGTTACTCTTCGCTCAGACTTCCGTTGGAGAAACCGGTAAGCAGAAAATCAAGGTAACAAAACGCCTTGTTGTTACCGACAAGAATGCCTGGCTCGACATCATCCAGCAGTGGTGGACGATTGAAGGCTCCAAGATGGCTCCTGACAAACTTGCTTCTAAGTTGGAATTCATGCGCAAGGCTTGCGAGAAACACGCAAACAGCGAAGAAGAGTATATCGTTTCTCCTTATATTAGATATGAGGATGAGGTAACGGCTAAGTAATATGGCGGAACAACCGTTTGACCCTTATTATTCTCGTGGTGAGGTCTCCAATTCGGACCTCACTGCGTTGAAATTTGCCCTGAACCCGCAGCTCAACTTCGTAAAGGAAGAGGACAAGAGAAAGGCTTTCCATCTCGGAACTCTCGTTGACGCTCTCGTTACCGAACCAGAAAAGTGCAATCATTACGCCATGACGGTCGATGACGAGAAATATACGGAGAAGGATTGGAAATGGGGGCTAGACCGGCTTGCTGTTCTGAAGAAACAGGCAACGAAGGATAGGTTCCTTGATTTCGTCCTGAAGAATGCGGTCGGTCAGAAAACATTCATCAATCCGCATATGAAGATGGAATACCAGGGCTTCGAGTTCGAACTTCCGGTACGCTGCAAGTTTGACTGGTGGCTCGGGGAGTTCGGCGGTGATTTGAAGACCACCGCAGCTACGTCACAAGAACAATTTGAAGCTCAGATTGATTTCGTCGATTGGGATAGAAGCCGTGCATGGTATATGGATCTTACGCACAGTATAGACCCAAGATACGGAAACATGGACTTTATCTTTGCGGTCTCCAAGACCAAGAAGAAAGTATTCTATAAGAAGATTGAACGTGGTGACGAGTTGTATTTGCGTGGTAGGGAGAAGGCTCTTGAATGGGCTTTCCGCATGTGGTGTTTATTATAATTTATTATTATGTCAGATAAACCGAAATTATACGATTATCAAGAAGAAGGTGTGCGCATGGAGCTTGCCATGAAGCGCTGTATCAATGGCGATGACATGGGAACCGGTAAGACGGTTCAGTCTATCGTCGCCATTGAACGTGCAAAGGCAACTCCCTGCCTTGTTGTTTGCCCTGCTGCACTTAAGGTTAATTGGGAACGAGAGATAAGGAAGTTTACGAACCTCCGGCCTCTCATTCTTACCGATTCCGTTAATGCGACATACGGATACCATCTTACTAAGATGAACCTGTATGATGTAGTGATATGCAATTACGAGTCGCTTGCAAAATACTTCGTCGTAAGCCTCGGTCCGAAACCGTTACGGCTGAAAAACTTCCTGTTTCGTGATGAACTGAAGATTATCAAGTCTGTGATTATCGACGAGTCTGCAAGAGTCAAGGATCCATCAACAAGGCAGTCTAAAATCATCATGGGACTGTGCCAGGGTAAGGAGTATATCTATGAGCTTACAGGTACGCCCGTTGTCAATCACGCAACAGACCTGGCCTGCCAGCTTGCTATCCTCGGTCGTCTGAACGACGAGTTCGGAGGGTTTGGCGAGTTTTGTAACAGGTACGGCGAGAATGAGAATCTTGAAGAGCTTAACCGGAAGATACACGAAACGTGCTACTTCCGCAGAGAAAAGAAAGATGTTCTTAAGGATTTGCCGGATCTGACCAGAACGACCATCAGTGTCGCCCTCGACCCGGAAACGCAGGAAGAGTACGATACCTGTCAGAAAGACCTGCTCACGTTCCTTCTCGAATACAAGAGCTGCTCCGAGGAAGAGGCTAGGAAAAAGCTTAGAATGAAGGCTCTTGTCAGGTTTATGAACCTTCGCTCGATATCCGGGCGAGGGAAGATGAAGGCGACTATAGAGTTTCTCCATGATACCGAAGAACAGATAATCGTATTTGCCGAGCATCGTGATGTCGTTAGTGCAATCAAGAAAGAGTTCCCGGATGAGGTTTGCACCGTAACCGGTTCCGATAGCCAGCAGCAGAAGCAGTGGGCTATCGATTCTTTTCAGGCTAGGAAAAAGAGAATCATCATCTGCTCCATCAAGGCAGCAGGCGTAGGCCTTACGCTTACGGCTTCTTCCAATGTGGTGTTCGTCGAGCTCCCATGGACGATGGCGGACTTGTCGCAGTGCGAATGCCGCGCCTATCGTAACGGCCAGAAGAATGCGGTTACATCGTGGATTCTTATGGGCGCAAATACCATCGATGGCTATCTTTATAGCTTGATTATGCAGAAAGGCTCAATAGCATCAAAAGTTACGGGCGAACAGGACTCCGCTATCAAGGATGCAGCTTATTTTGACGAGCTGGCCGATTTGGTTTTACAAAATTCTTTAAATAAAAAATAATGGAAATTCAAGGAAAAGTTATTGCCGTTTTACCTGAAAGAAGCGGCGTTTCTGCAAGAGGTGAGTGGAAGTCTCAGACTTATGTAATAGAAACACAAGAGCAATATCCTAAGAAGATGGCCTTTGATGTTTTTGGAGCAGACCGTCTGGCTCAGTTCAACATTCATAGTGGTGAGGAAATCCTAGTTTCTTTCGATATTGATGCTCACGAGTATCAGGGCCGTTGGTTCAACAGCATCCGTGCCTGGAATGTTACTAAGGTGTCACAACAAGCTATGGCAAGTTCTGCTAATGCTGCTGGCGTGGCAAACCCGACGAATCAGCAAAATCTGTTTCCACCTGAACAGCAGTCTGCACAGCAGCAAGCACAGCAACGAGGGAACTCTGATGACCTTCCCTTCTAGTGTAGAATTAATCAAACGAGCATTCAACGCTTATGTGGTTCAACCTGAAAAATGTGTTTGAACTTGAAACGTTTAGAACAAAAGTAGCCGAGTTGGAGAACAAAGGCGCGATGGTAGAGCTGAAAGAAAAACGTGGACGTTCTTTGAAGCAGAATGCCTATCTTCATTTGCTCCTATCTGCATTCGGTCTCCAATACGGCTACACTCTAGACGAAGTTAAGACGCATTTCTATAAGCTGGTAGTGAATAAAGATATATTCCTCAGAGAAGGGATTGATAAATTAACAGGAGAATGCTATAAGTATCTCCGTTCTTCTGCTGACCTTACGAAAGACGAAATGAGCAAATCAATTTCTGATTTCAAATCGTGGGCAAAAGAGGAAGCTGGATTTGATTTTCCTGATTCTGATGAATATATCGCACTACTTCATATTCAACATGATATAGAAAGACAACAAAATTACATACAATAGCTTATGATGTTACCAACTAATATACGTCAGAAGTCAGGCGAGCTATTCCCGAATGACTTGGAAAAGCAGAAAATCTTTTGCATGGGTGCAGCGTTCTCGTTAGGCAACGATTTGTCGGATTTCGAGATTACTACAGAGCAAAAACAAGAAGAATATTATCCTTGCAAAGAAGCTCTTGAAATGTGGCTCGCATACAAGAAAGAAAAACGTCAGACTTACAAGCCACGTGGGTTAGAGGCTCTTAAAAAGAAACTTCTACAGTTGTCAAGCGGAAATCCCGAATACGCAAAGGTTATCGTTGAGTATTCTATGGGCAACAACTATACAGGGTTGTTCGCTCCTAAAAATAATGGTGTGAATAGTTATGAACAACAGCAACGAACTTACAACAAGATTAACTCAATCCTTGCCGGATGAGTACAAAAAAGCAATCGAAGAATTTGGCGCGCAATACGCTTTGTTCTTAAACAAATACCCGACTCTTCAGAAAAGAATCAGCAGTGTTCCTACAGTATACGACTCTGTAAAGAACGGCGGTCTTTCGTTTGTGGAAATCGATAAGTATTTCAAGGATGGGGCAAGCGAATGGTGGATTAGAACAATGGTCATAGACTTATTTATGGTCCTTGGCGCGTTCGATGTCACTACTCCTTACCAGTTTAAGGCGATTGCTCAGAGAATCAGGCAGGAGTACTACCATGTTACACCTAGCGAGCTCACAAGGTTCTTCTATGAGTTCTCTATGGGTGAATATGGTGAAATCTATGTTGGCAAGACCGTGAATCCTCAGAGACTTTTTATAGCTCTCGACAAGTATATGTGCAAGGTATACGAAAAGAGAGCCGAAATAGACAGCCAGAGAAACCTCGACAAGCAGAAGATAGAGGATGAGAAGGCTAGGATGAACGCTATATCCTACGAAGAGTATTGCCGCAGGGTAGGCATAGACCCGAAAGAATCCCCTCTTGAAAAGCTAAAGAGAAAACTTGAAAAAGAATCAAAACGAGACAAAAATGGCAGACGTAAGTAAAATGGCAGAGGAATGGATCAATGAACATCCTGATGCGACAAAGAAAGAAATATGGTTAGCCGGTTATTGGCAATCTACCGATAACTGGTGCAACCGAACCAAGTAAATTTTAGAATTATGGCAGAAAGAAAAGTGAAACCAGAAATCATGCATTTGATGATTCTTAGCAAATGCAACTACAAATGTGAATTATGCTGCAATAAACTGTACGATATTGAGAAAATTCCAGTCGCTACGGTTAAGGAATTGAAAACAATACACACTTTGTGTATTACGGGCGGAGAACCATTCATGGCAAGTATCGACATTGATGATTTCGCCCGCAGTGTCAAGAAAAATTTTCCGAACATCGAAAACATATTCGTTTATACAAGTGGACTCATTCTCATGTATCGTTTACCACATATTTTTTCTTATATTGATGGTCTTAGTATTTCTCCAAAAAGTATGAAAGACTGGTTGGCTTTGGAAAAAATTGCCAACAGCACCTCTCGTGATTACCTTAACAATATTTCTAGATTGTCTAGTAACCGCTTGTATGTGTTTAAGGAACAGATTTCATTTTTCGAGGAAAGATTTAAGCCCATCGCGAAGAAACTGAACCTTAACGTTCTGTATCGTACGTGGGATAAGGAGTTTAAGACTCCAGACAATGAGATTTTCAGAAGATTACCAATACTTTTAAATTAGTTGATTATGGTAGAAAGCAAAGGTAAAATCGCAGAAGTTACTAACGCAACCACCAAGCAGGCGATTGTGTTCATAGGAGTTTACTCTTGGGTTGTCGTAAGAAACCTAGGAAGAGCAATAAACAAGGCAGTTCACAAGCTGCCCTGGTTGTTCATCGCGATAACGGTAGTAATATCATTCATTGTTAGCTTCGTTCTTATCTCTAAGGCTAGGGCAGAACGAGATAGCTACAATCAAAAACTAGTTCACGCAACGCAGCAGCTTGATAGCTATGTAGCTGCATACGGAAACATTAAATCAAAGTAATATGAAGAAATACAAACATACAATAGTGATGATCCTGCTTATCATCGCAGCAATTATCGCAGGTTACGGGTTCATCTGCTTCATGGTTGAACATATTTTCCTTTCGCTCCTGATGCTATTCTGTATCAGCTGCGCATTGGCAGTAAAGAAGGAGGTGTAGGAATGTCGGCATATAATTTCACACCAAAAGGAGCATTCTTCATCAACTACAAGGAGCCGGACAGGGAAACAGTAGACCATATCACTTCGCTCTATTACCTCATTATCGGTTCTCTCGCTACAATCACACAGACGGCAATCAAAGACTTGCACGACAATCTCAGTGAGAGGAAGGACCTGTTTAAGCATGAACTTAAGTATCGCATAAAGGAGGCATTCTCCCGTTCAGAGACTCTTATAGGTATATTCAAGAAGTATACTACCGAGATTTCGCAGTACGAGCTCTGGCTTGATATCACAGACAGCATGGAGGAAGACCTGAAGATTGACATACAGAGACTCTTCTACACGACCGATAACGTTCTTCTGAAGAACAACATCAAGGAACACAAGCTTCAGGCGTATGCATGCGTAGCTTACAACCTGTCAATCATGCTGCACGATATGTGTACGAAGTTTGATGACGTTATGAGTGAACGTGGCATCAGTTCCGGCAGCATAAGACCTTGCGGAGAATTCATACAGTCTATGTATGGTATGTATGCCTCGATGAGAGAGGTTGCCAGGATTCTCATACCGGACAAGGATGCTGAATACTTCAAGGAAGGCGGTCAGATTTACCGGGCGTTACAGGTTGTTGCAATGAAGGTATGCAATCCGGAAAGGATAGACAAAGCTGCCGACGAAGGACTGAAGCTTAATGGCGTTGACTATCATGGTGAAGAACACCAGAATAACGCATTCCTTCCTTGGAATGGCATCCAGGTTAACTTCCTGTCACGCAACTTTGATAAGATGTCTGATGAAGAACTTGCAAAGGCTCTAGGACGATCTGTTGGTGCAGTAAAGGCAAAAATGAGACAACTTAAGCTAAAACGCAATAACGATTAGGAGGTGTAATTATGGAAGATTTGCCTGTAGGCGCAGAAGTCACATTAAAGGTGGTTGAGACCAAGGAAGCCGATTGTAGCGGTTGTTTCTTTGATGAAATTGCAAACTGTATCAATATAGACATGTGTAATCGAATCAAGTGCGCATCAAATGAGCGAAAAGACGGAAAGAATGTTCAATTCAAAAGAATAAAGTAATATGGCTACAGCAAATTTTGAAATTGGGAATAAAGAATTTGAGGTACGTTTCATACCTGAATCAGGTTATCCTCCAACAAAGAATGAACGTGGTTCTTCATTGATTGAGTATGATGTAACGACATACAAGGATAATCAGCCAATGATGAAGAAGTTCAACCAAAAGAAACGTGTTTATTTCGACCTTGAAGGTAATGTTTATAAGAGTAAACAGAGTAATAAGGTGTGGTTTAATCTTTATAAAGCAAGTTAATGGTTATGGAAGAAAAGGTTAATATAGCGGAAATTCTAAAGGATAAGCCGCAAGGAACTAAGTTGTATGACTTATTACGCAATATAGACGTAAAGTTAGATGAAGTTCACATAACAGATGTTGGCACTTATATTGAATGTACATCAACTAATGAAGTAGGCAGCACTTTTTTGTTTGATTATTCAAAATTAGGTACAGAAGAAAGTTGGCTTGATGGCTTACAGATTCTCCTTCCTTCCAAAGAAATGCGAGACTGGTCTAAGCTCGCTTGGAATACAGGAGACATTCTAGTTAACAAAGATGGAAATGCACATGTTATCTTCGAGGGGTTTGATGATGATACCTACGAAACTTTCAATGGTAATAATTATCTGTGGGAAAATGAGGGTATTACAATGTGCTTCGGAGAGTATGAAGACGAATTGCCAACATCAGATTTCAGCAAAGCAAACAAAGAAGACGCTCAGAAATACATCCGCCAAATAGAGAAAAGACTAGGCTATAAGTTAAACTTTGAAACTTTGAAAATTGAAAAGTCTGAGTTCAAGGATGGGGATGTTGTCACCATTATGCCTCATATTGGAGATAAGCTTATCTATCTTTTCAAAGCAGAAGATGACGAAAAGTATTATGGTCATGTTTTTCTTGACGGTAACATAGCTATTGTTAATGAGGATAGTTATTGCCAAAAAGACTTTTGTACAGCTCGTACATCTACAGAAGAAGAGAAGCAGCAGCTCTTTGAAGCTCTTGCAAAGAAAGGCAAGGCTTGGGATGCGAAGACATCTTAGGCAATGGATGGTGCTACAAAAAAGATTGCGAAACATCTTGTGATAAGGTTTGCAAGAAACATGAATTTTAAAATTTAAATATCAAATGGAAAAGATTTTTAGACATTTCAAAGGAGGTTATTACAGATTTATTACTGAGGTCACTAATAGTGAAACTCAGGAGAAAGAAGTTGTTTATCAGGCTCTCTATGGAGAGTGCAAGGTTTGGACTCGCCCTGCCGATATGTTCTACGGAAAGGTGAATGTTGATGGCGTGGAAATTGACAGATTCGCCGAGGTTGTTGGCGTACCAGTCTTATTCAAAAAGACTAACGAGAACGCTATCATGCCATCCAAGGCGCATGACGATGATTTCTGCTATGACTGCTATGCTGTTTCAGAGGAAGAGATTGCGCCTAACGTATGGAAATATGGTCTAGGATTTGCATTGCAGATTGAAAACCGCAACAAACCTGCCGACATTTCTAGGTGCTTCACGCTCCGCCCTCGCTCTTCTGTATGGAAGACTGGCATGGTTCTCAGTAACTCAGAAGCAACCATTGATGATGGTTTTGTTGGCGAGATTTCTGCTGTATTCTATCACGTATTTCCAAAAATGCCGCGATATAAGGTTGGCGACAAAGTTGTACAATTTCATCTTGAAACTTGTGACAACATCATGCTTATCGAGACGGACAAATTAAACAAAACAGAGCGCGGCGATAACGGCTACGGCTCTTCTGATAAAAAGTAATACATGAATATCACAGATGAACAGAAAACGTATATAAAGGAACACCCTTACGAATCTCCTTACGCAATGGCCAAGAGCTTCGGTTGCGCAGTACAGACTGTTTACTGGTGGCTACATAGGCTGCATGGGGATTCGTTCAAGGACGCGAGAAAAGAGCAAAGAGAGAAGATCAGGGAATCTGTCCGTAAGCTGTATCCGGATTACTCTTCTTCCGAAATTTCCAAAGAGCTTGGAATAACAAAGTCATGTGTAACAAGCATAGCAAAGGCACTTGGCGTTACTCATACCCAGGAAACGGAAGAAAGACTTCGGTTGAAATGTGCACAGGCAATAATAAGACCGGAGATAATAGCTAAACGTTCTGAATCTCTAAAAAAGACGCTGAGGCTTGACAGGTACAGAGCAACGAATGGAATAAAACAGAAGACACGACGCAAGTTCAAGACCATTCCGAGCAGATGCCTCTGCGCAAGGAACTATCTCTGCAATAAATACAACTACTTCTACGACAAAGATTACGGAGAACTGCTTACCGTCTTCTACTACAGTGAAACAAGAATGCTGACAGAAGATCAGCAGAAACACTACGAGACGAAGTATGGTATCAAGTTCCTCCAGGGAGCTGAAGAATAATTTCTGTGTTTAGGGGTGGCTACACATCGCGTGCGGTCACCCCTTTTTGTTTGTATCAACTAATAACCAAATAAAAACATTAGAAAAAACTAAGAACGTTTATGTAGCTTTAGTCTCCAGTATATCCAACCTAAAAATGCGAGAATGCTTATGAAAAGACAAGCTGAAGCTATCTTACCTATATTCAAAAATGCCCTGTCAGTTCTTGATAGTTGTTTCTCTACATATACTTTATCTTTCGATATTTTATTTATCACTGAGACTAAGGAGTCACACTTGCTATGATATATCGCAGCACTATCCTTGTATTCCTTAAGACTAGAAATACTATCTCTCAGTATCTGTACGTCCTCTTGTGATATTTCGTGATATTCGTAGTGAAATTTATCCTCACCAACCTTGTTGCCGTTCGCATCATACTTCGAAGCTGTACTATCCTTGATATGTGTCTTTTCCTTGGTGGTTGACTTCACGGATTCCTTGTGAGATGCTTTATACGATTCCAACTCTTTAATAAGTCTTGCATTGAAGAGTGAATCCCACTTAGCCTCGTTACGTTTATCTGTGATGTATACCTGTTTTTCTATCACACGTTCTTTCGCCTTACATCTACAGAACATTGATAGAATCAGCATTGCTACTGCAATGGCAATTACAACCCTTGTTATTTTATCAATCAGTTTCATAAGCTACTGAATTACAATTGTTACTTTTTCCTTTTTATCCCAAGCTGTCTTCATAGTCTGAATGAGCTTGCTAGTCCATAATCGAGAATCGCTAACCCATCCTTTCTTATCGTTTTTACCGATAAGAATACACCCCTCTGTGTCTTTTGCCGAGTTACCGGAATGAATACGGATACCATCGAACCCTGGCACATCCTTTAGTAAGGGAAGCATCTTCTTGAATCTGTTAGAGTAGGTATATACGCACTCATAACTGCCGCGTGGTATTGCAGTCTGCCCGTACACCTTTTTCTTCTTGATTTCTTCAAGCTGCATATCTTGGCGCAATCCTCTATCAGCATCTTCAAGGGTATTGCAGCCGAATAATTCACCGTTGACGTAAAGACGGCTGATAGTATAGCCATCCTTTTTCCAAGCTCTATCTATTGTAATTAACATGATTGATTTCCTTTCTGTTGTTTGTATGAGTTAAAAAATGATGATAGGAAAGGTATCCTCTCCAAAAAGTACAGTCCAAGGCAATAATGCAGAAAGTTCGCTACCATCCATGGTGGCGTACCTTTCTTGAATATCTCCATCATCTTTTGGGTGATATTCATGCCATAGAAGTAAATCACAACGTAGGTAATCATTGACACACATTGAATAGCTCCATCCATTTGCCCTTTCCATCTACCAATGGTATATACGGCTGCACATAGAACGAAGTATATCGTTGCGTGACCTACGCAAATAAGTGCCTTCTTGAGTTCGAATTTCTCACCTTTAGCTATCATACCACTAAGGTATCCAAACACAAAGTTGAGAAAGAAAACCAAAGCCAATGTCTTCAATTCTCCATCAATAGGCTTTAAGTAGGCTACGACCGCTATCACGACCCCTACTAATAATTCTCTTAATCTTTCTGCCATTTTCGTTATCCTGAATAATTAATAAAAATAAAGTTTCGGTCTCTTTCTGCAAAGATAGCAAAAAAAACCGAAACTTCATTCAGAATAACGAAAAACTTTAGACATTCAAGTCGTAATATGGAAGTCTGCCACTTTCCAGGAAGGAAATACATTCATCGAAAATCTTTTGCTCGTAGTTGTACGTGTTGATCTTCGGGAACCATTTCTTTATCTTTGCGTCGTTACGCTTTACCATTTCGCCCCAAAGAACGCACCAGTCTTCGAGATTGATGTTGTCGTTCTTGACCTCATGCCAATAGTCCTTGGCTACATCTTTAGTGTGAAGCTGGCCTATGAGACAAAGATGCATATCTGCCATCTCTTCGTTATAATGACACGCGCCAATCTCTCCCTGGACCTGCTTCATCACATCAAGCATTACGCTGTCATTCATTCCGACTTCACAACAATCTGCCATGATCGTAACACAGTTCTTGATAGCCTGCATATCATTGCTAGCTATAATGTCTTCGAATACCTTTTTCATAACCGTATATTTTTGATGTTACTTCAGAAAATACTCTCTGATGTTGTATACACCATCCTTGTCTTTCAACAAATCGAGTGCAAGGCTGTGGGCGTACTTAACCAGATGTTCAGAGCCAATCTCCTTAACATCTTCCTTGTCGAGTATCTTAGCAATGGTGCATCCGTGGTCGCTTACGACCTGATTCATGACAACGTACAAAGCATAATCGTTGTAGTAAGGCTTCTCTTCTGTTGCAAGTCCGAGACCGGTCATAGCATTGATCCATGTCTGCATATCCCAGGTTACTGGTGGATTCATACCGTTTACAATCTCAGATGCCTCCTTCTTGGTGAGATAGTTCTTCCACTTGATGGCGCAAAGCTTATCAAGATACTCTTGTGCCAACTCTGGGTGCTTCGATGCCATATCCTTCATCATGCAGCGCATTGTTTCTCCAAATGTGCGCATATACTTCACGTTGGTTGATGATGCCATCATCCCATACAGCTCATCAAACTTGCTCATAATCTCTTTTGCTTCCATATTATTTTATTTTTATGATTATTATTCTGATGTTATCAGACTTCTCAACTCTTCAAAATCATTTTTGGTAAAGCTGATACTCTTTTTGCTGCCAAAGAGGATAGTCGTTATGATGTTGTCGGGCAAATCAATAACCAAAGCACCGCCGTCAATGCGACCTTTAATAACTCCGAAATCAAACTCATAGTTGCTTATATTCTCTAACATCTGCATGAGGTCTGAGAATATGGTATCGGCATCAATGTTTCCGTCTTCATCGGCGATGAATAGGGTAGCGTTGTCAATGCTCTTGCTCCAACTATCCTTATGTTTTGCGATGATATTGTGTGAAGCTCGCTTCATATACACGGAAGGAATAGCCAGTGCTGGGTTTTCCTTCACCATATCACTTATTCTTGCGTCTGCCCACAAATCCAAAGATGTAAGCAGCTTTTCTTTCAGTTCAGTTACATTCATTTCTTAGTTTCTCCTTTATGTGTTTTATTGTACCAAACAAGATATTCTTGCCAAGTCTTATCACTATGGTTAGTCATATAGTCGTTGAGCATTGCTGATTTTTGTTCCTCGGCTTGCGCTACTTCTTTTCTCAAACGCTGCATCAAAGATAGATGTTTCTTCAATGCCTCCTGTCCTTGCTGAGTGCTTTCGATGCGAGGACGTATGATGCGCAATTCCTCGTCTTGCACTAGCTTAGATACATATTGCAAGCTATTGACGTATTCTTGATTTTGCATCAAGTACTGCCTTTGCGCCCCTGTAAGATTGTCCTCAATCTTGTCGATTTCATCCCAAAGTGGGGTGGAAGACTGCTGCGCTTGCATATTTATAGATGCTCGCTTCTGTTGTATCGCTTCGTACATTTTCTGTAGCTCTGCATCCATCATCGGCTGCTGTTGCTGATTTGTGCCCATATCCAATAATGGGCTGTTTCCAAAATTCATCATAACAATCAATATCTTTAAAGTTGGTGATATATTATAGAGAGGTGAGAGGGCATCCACCAACGAGGGCAAACACCCATCACCAACTCATTTTTTCTTAGTCTTTTTTACAGACTTTCTTGCTGCTCTGTTACGCTCCTGTAGTGGGAGTTGAAGCTGCTGCACATCCGCAAATGCTTGCAGATGGGAGAACTGTAACAGTAGGAGTACTCTGGAGTCCGAGAACACCATCAATCTTGCGGCAACACTTCTCGTTCACGTAAGCCATCATCAGCTTCTCCTTGTAAGGAGTGAGGGCTTCCATCACGGCTACCTTCTTGTCGAGGTCACTATACTTTGCTTGCAACGCATCGTACTGATCTCTCTGATTCTTGTACAGACCGAAGTCCGCATCAATCTGAGACTTGTAAAGACCGAACTCAGCCTCCATTGCACGGCGGTTCTCGGCATTGATAGCATCGTTAGCACCCTTGTACATAGAGAACTTCTCTGCGATGTCAGTTTCACGCATAGCGTAGAACTTGTTAGCGGTGTCGAGCTTCAAACCGAACATGTAGGTAAGCAACTTCACCTCATCATCGCATTCCTTCTCCATTACCTGCAAGGCAGTTGGCTGATTGGAACTTGAATTAGCTCCGTAGGTGTTAATGTTCACGTTCTCAGGCATATTGCTGCCACCGAGAGAACCGAATACACCACGACCATTGCCGTTGAGCAAAGCTAAAGCCAAGCCACCGATGCCAATTCCGAGGGCTGTTCCTGCCAAACCCTTGCTGGCATACTCCTTCTTACCATCTTCGTAGATTTTCTTCTCTACGACCTTTGCATCTGTCATTTCCATAATACAATCTTTTGAAATCCTTAATATTAACTAACACTATTGTAACGTTACGGATGCAAAGGTACAAAGAATAGGGGAGAGCAAATATAACTCTATCACACTTTCTTTTAGTGGTTGATTATCAGAGATTTAAGGTGATAGGAGGTAATATCATAAATAATAAAAAAAAGAGAGGCAATCACTTACCTCTCTTACTCAACTTGTAATGAATACTTACATGTTCAACTATTATTTTCTCTTGCTCTTTATGAAGTGAAGAATATCCCACTTCTTCCAATATCGGGTGTGACCTCGCTTCTTGCACTCGCCATTGGGCAAATCGCCCCTAGCCACCATTCTGTTAAGGGTAGCATCAGAAACGTGAAGTTTCTCCTTGACCTCCTCCGTGCTCATCATAGGATTGAGCATGTTTGGAATGATGTCACACAATCTATCTAGGTCATCATCACTCATTCCGCAAGCGGTGATGACCTCACCATTTCTCTGCTGCTCGTCAGCCTTAAAGCAAGCATCACTTAGCGACTTCAAAGCCGTGCCGAGCAACTTATAATTCAATATCTTTCCCATATTACCTTTGTTTTTACGAAAAATTCTCAGAAATCGCCTTTATGCACAAATTTTACGTCCTAACTTACTTCGACTGATAAACAAATCCACAAAAGAGTACAGATAGAATATTGCCGTTACAACCATGACCGTATAGCAAGAATCTACCATATCTTTGGTGGTATACCAACTCCATTCCACAATGTGAGCCGCATTGATGCTTGCAAAGTAGAAGAAGGGAATGCGGTATCTCCAACACAAGAAGAAAAATCGGCTTGCTAATATCAAAACCATCGGCAGAACATACACCATAAAATATATGTAGAGATAGCAAGGTGCATTCTCCGCATAAGGGATGAACATTTCACGAGGATGCTGAGAGAATTCATATATGCCGTATGCGTGAAAGCACATAAGTGAAATAGGAACGTACTTACAAAACCATCTGAAAAATTTCAGAATCCTTCTGCTATACCGATTACCATGTCTCATCAGCAAATCCATAACCTCACTGACATCTTTGTCTTTCAACCACTTTAATAGGTTGTCTTCGTCTTCTTTATTCATAAGCGTTGATTTAAATTTAATGATGGTGCAAAGATACACTTTTATGCGCAAAATCAACGAAAATGAGAATATTTTTGTGTTAAACTTCATAAAAAAGTAATAATCTGTAAGTTTTGTTACCGATTTTTTGTTACCAAAATTGAAGAAAATGGTAACAGAAACATTGCACTTTCAGATTATTTTCGTATCTTTGCGGCAGAAATTAAAATATTAAGATTATGAAAAAATTAGAAACATACGAAAATCAAATGATGTACCTGGTAGGTGGCAGTAGGTTGCCATCAACTCCTGGAGAGCGAGAGTTGGAGCACAAGTGTAATCCGCACCCTAACGACTGGATAGATGGTATCTATGATTTCAACAAACTTCCTTTCGCTGTTATAATGCAGAAAGGTCTAGTAACACAAGCAGAGGAGGAACGAAGAAAAGGTAGATATGGCTATCTTAGTGATTTAATTCCATCTTTCGGCGGCTCTGATGCTCCATATTTCGCTGACATGATATTAGAACCTATAGAGAAGTTCAATGCAACACACTTCCCTGACGGACGAGAAAAGAATAAGGCGGTCACCATGTGGTGAACCGCCTTATCTGTTCCTATCCTTCTAGTAAATCAACAATCTGACCATAACCACCTACAGCCATCACAGGACAGAGTATCTTCTTGATAAGAATAATGTCCTCAGCTTCGATGTCTACGTTCTCAGCATCCTTGCCTATCTTGCAAGCTACCCGATAAGCACGCAGCTTTTCTTCGCCCGATAGCTGAATACTCTGATTGTCTATCACCTCGAAGAGTACCTTTCCTACAATATCGCCAATAATCTGTGGCTTGTAGGTTTCCTCTCCGTTCTCGTTCTTTACTGGTGATACTATCACCTCACCCTTCCAATTCTTGAAAGGTACATTGAAATTCTTTTTCATATTTCTTACTTTTTAATAATTATATTGCTATTTCCCAATAAACCAATTTACGTTCCAATTACTACCATCATATATTAATTCTGTTGTCTGGTTGTATAAACCCGAAGTGAAGCTATTTTTACAAACTTTGTGCCAACACATATTATTAAGTGATGATTTAATAACAAAGTTGTCACAAAGTTGTAGAAACTTATAATATTGACCTCTCTGAGGTTTCTCGGGGAGTGTTAGCGTTACGACTTTGGTTACTATAACGAAACAATCCATCTCAGATAATGTAATACTCTTATTGACTTTTCTTGTCACAGGACGTAATCCGGCATACATTCCTCTAGATGCGCATATTGCAAAGTTACCTGATGGTTCATCGAAGAAGTTACTTTGTGCGCTCGTTCCACCTTCGGCATGCAATACTAAACATGCCTTAGAATCGTCTGGTCGGTACTCTCGGTCGTCTATCCTTATATCAGATATTAGATTACTAATACCATAAATTGGGGAGGCACGCTTTGTAGTACCAATCCATATAATTCTATCATTAGTTGTATGGTCAGTTGTGTGTGTGAAGAATAAACTATTCTCTGATAATTGCATTGGTTTGAGCGTGGTGTTATAACCATCGTCATATTCTAAGATTCCATTGTCTGTCAATGTGAATTTACCTATTCTTCCCATTAACGCATAGATTGCTCCATCTTGCGTCACATGGAATGGAGCATTTTTAGCATTATCCGCACCAACAAAGAGAGGAGCATAGGTAGTATCATCTACCTTGCAAGCTTCCATATTCTCGGTATTTCCGAAATATCCCACATTGGCAGTTCCGTCCTCAGACTTCGCCCAAAGATGCTTAACCTCGATTTTATCTGCATCAATCAGGTTAGCATTGAGCTTACCATTACTGAACAGGGCAATGGTGTTATTGTTCTCATCAATAACGCTCGTCTGCTTCGCCTTGATTGCAACACTATCCGAACCGATTACAATACCAGCCGCCGTCATGTCCTTAACCAACTGAGTAAAGTTCCCGATAGGCGTACTCTCATTCGTTGCAGTAATGAGACGAACAATCTCCGTCTCACTAGCTGTTTTTGGCTTTCTGCCTACCTTTACAACACCTTGCGCACTATGTCCAGCCATAGTATACCTCCTTTCTTTTTATACGTTAGCGTCAATTATCTCAACTGCCTTTCTAGCAATTTCCTTTGCGTGGATGCGCCACTCTTGCATCGCCTTATACTCTGCAATATACTCCTCACGCTTGCTGTCATCCAAGGAAATTGATGCCACAGCACTATTCTGAGCCAACTCGAAGTTAAGACGAATGGCATCCATTTTGTCTGAAGGGTACTTGTCTTCGATGATTGCAGACGCGATTGCATCATAGCTGCGGATGCCGCCACGAATCTCGATGTATTCAGCACTATACGCATTATCACCAACAACTACATTGCCTTCTTCGTCTTCCTTAGGAGAAGACTTCACGTAGTCGTAAGTTACACGCATCCAATCACTACTAACCTTTACTGAGACGTTCTCCTTTGGAGCTTCGCCAACCAAATCAAAATATGTTTTCATATCTGTCTTTATTTTTAATGTTTAACAATCCTGTTTAATCCAAGTCGTAAGTAAAGTTACCACCACGAAGGAAGACTATAGATGCGAAAGTTTCCAATGGGTAGATGTCTTGTTGCCTTCCTAGATTAAGTTTCTCAATGATGCGCTTGCTTGTAGTACAGAACTTATATTTCTCACTATTAGCATCATCCTTGTAAGAGAACATCACCCAACAGCGACCACTCTTATTGGCTATCGTCACATTATCCTCGAAATCGTGAATGATTATCGGTACATGTGTCTGTGCCAACTCTGCAAGTTTCTTTTCCTGTACATCAAAGACACGCTTACCATCTTTATCCACATTTACTTGACTTGTAGTAATTCCATGTTCTTTAAAACTCATGTCATTCTCCTTTAATATCGTATTCCATAAATTCGTACATTTTCCCCATTTGGCTATTCCCCAATAGGAAGCATACAACTCTTTCCTTCTTTTGCGGCTCTTTACTCCATGAAAGCTTTTCACCATGTTGAGTTTGGTACGCTTACGCATTCTCATGTTTTTACGGGAAAATACATATCCCACAAAGTCGATGCTGCGACCATCTATCAGCTTACTCTCATCCATCAATGGTGCAACATAGCTACTACATTTCACTACCATTCCCATACGACTAAGAATATCATCAAAGCACCTCAATAACTCATTGGCTTCTTCCTTGGTTCTAACCATCGCAACTATATCATCGCAATGTCTATGATAGAACTTTAGATGCAGTTCTTGTTTTGCGTATCTGTCAATTTCAGAAAGCACCAGATTGCCGATTATCTGATTGATGCAGTTACCTAGTGTTATACCCCGTTCTTTACCTACATAAGCAAGTGGAGTATTCGAAGTCCAAGGACACGTTGCACGTTTCTTGGCATCTTCTTCCAGCAACAAAGGCTCAATATCCGATTCATAGTCCAAAACCGTCTTCTCTATTAGTTCTAAGAATAGGTCATCATCAATGTACCTTCTCAACGCATTCATTACAACCTTGTGAGGCAAAGACGGATAGAACTTCCTTATATCTAGCTTTACTACGTAATGAAGATTAGGATGCTTACGCAATAGCTGTTTGGTTCTCAAAGCTGCGAATACTTGACCCTTACCCTTTCTTCCTGCCGAAGAATCGTATATCAGAATCTTCTCAACTATAGGCTCGAACACTACCTTAATGGCATGATAGAGGATATTCCAAGGCATGAAGTGTTGTGGATATATCACTCTGTCCTTATCCTTTGCGTGAAGAACCCTGGGACGATAAGGCTTCGTAGGATATTCTCGCAAAATTATCATACTTTGAATCTTTTCGAGATTTGCAGTCTCATTTTTAAGAAACTGCTTCACGTACCAAGCTTCCTTATCTTTTACCACACTTGTTGCATCATTCGCACCTTGCAATAAAGTTTCCATCTTTATCACCTTGTCAATAAGATGCCTTGCTTTCTTTGTCATTATTTCAAAGAGTCGCTTATTTTTCCTCGCCCTAGGCTTTTCTCCATACTGGCTGCATGGCTACATCACCTAGCTTGTCTGTAATTTAATACTGACCTTTCTGCGTATATGTTTTGGCAGTCCACTAAAGACCGCCAAGGTTCACGAAACTCAATCGAAAATGGTTTCTCTCTATAGGATAGACTACTTTTCTGCCTTGATTGATTTTATAAGTTAGACGAGCCCCGTAATTCGTCCTGCGGTTATCGAAAGCGTTATTCGAATTGACGCAACCGAGACCGCTGTGCGACTGGTTGTTGGAATTGCCACCCCAGATACAGAGCTTATGTTTCGTTCCACCTTTTATGCGAGTTGTTTGCGAATTTATGTGAATGTTAATAATTTAATTATTTAACTCTTATGCTCGCTCGCTACGGCTCGCTCGGGTTTTTAATTGCCTTGCTTGCCATAGCTTGCTTGCGTTTTTGGGTGCTGCTGACCCTAAAGGTCAGCTCCGTTTACGATTTTCGGTAATGCGCCATAATAAGCGAGACGAGCCCCGAAATCCGTCCAGCGGTTATCGAAAGCGTCATTCGAATCGACGCAACCGAGACCGCCGCGCGACTGGTCGTTGGAATGGCCACCCCAGATACAGAGCTGCCCAACAGGCTTATTATTGCCGTCATAGCACCAATACTTATCTCCCCAACGGCTACCAGAGCCACCTCCACCTTGTGAAGGAATGAGGTCGAAATGTTCACCAATCGCCATCTTTGCTATCCACGTTTCTTGACTTCCCAATCGTTGAATTGTGCGATATGTTCCCGTAGGATGGCTAATAAGTTCCGCATCGGTCGGCAGTCGATTACCTTTGTATATAAACGCCTCTAGTCCTGTCTGTCCTGAGTTGTTTACATTACCGAAATAGATACCTTGTCTCATTTCCCATTGCCAGTTGTACCAGTCCTCGACACCAAAGAGAGATACACGACAAGCATTCGGTGCATTAGTTAACGTGATAGGTATCTTACCGCAACTATCTCCAAGTGATATTGTTGCACCCGTCTTCAACTGAGAAGCTCCACTCCAGTTGTCTGCCCATTCACCTTCACCGCCAACACCATTTCCGATATTAGCTTGTACGTTAGGATTACCATACTCGGATAGGTTTGTCATCATTCCCCATTGACCATGCTCGTAGCAAGTGATACCATAATCCTTACCATTGTTTCTAGCGAGATTCCAGAAATCACGGATAGTTCTGCTTCCTGATACATCAATGTTCTTACCGCTACGAGAATGAAGAGCATTACCAGCAACACTACCCATGTATGCACCAATCATCGGATGCTCGATATAATAGCCACCAATAGGATATTGTGACTGCCATACAACATTGCATCCCATTGATGCATCATACTTAACGACAAAATAAAGGCGTGGAGCTACTACGAACACATCACCTTTCGTTTCGTCAACGGTCGTACCATCCGCAAAAATCGAACTATTGATTGTGGATAACTTAGCCATCTTCTCACCTCCTGTCTTCACAAGATAGCGACCGATAGACCTTTTGTACTCTTCCCATAATGAAAGGTTGCCTATTCTACCCCAATTCTGACTATCTTCATCTTGTTTGATAGGTGTTCCCCACGCTATCAATGCCAAGTCAAGTTGGTTAGTCTGAATAGAGTTAGCCAAATCAGACAGCTTGATACGTCTGAGCGAGCCACCAACCTCTATCAATAAGGTATCACCCTTAACCATTGATGATACCAATGCTACTGTTGCAAGATTTTTCATATTTTGCTATTTTTATGTTACTAAATCAGTTACCAATTAAGTATTCTCCGTTCTCATCAACGAGGGGTTCAGAACCATCAGAGAAGAAGTCGAAGCTCGGCTTGTATTCAGCATTACATCTTATCTCCAACTCATCATCAGCAGTTTCGCCTAAACCAGTATCAGAGATATTGAAGATTGCCGTATCGCCCTCTTGCCATTGCCTTGTAGTTGTAGCACCGCCATTTTCGGCAATAGTGCTCCAATTGAGTTTGAGGACATTAGCAGGGCAGTCCACGATGTTACCCTCTGAATTAACTAGAGCAATCTGCTGTCGGTTGTCAACTCCAGGAGATATGTCTACGTTCTGTCCTGCCGATACGCTATACTTCGGATAGGTTCGGGAGACAGATATTTGCTTGTTGCATACTTCCGTATCTCCCACAAATGCCCTAATCACGTATGATGCCGAATCAATCAGTCTAAGGTCGAGCGTGATATAGTTATTACTAATTGCGACAACCTCATTCATTCCTACACTTATCTGAGCCATCGAAGAACCGCTCATCTTGTAAAGCTTGATAGTGTAGCCCGATGTGATACTCTTTGCGCCCTTGTAGATATGGAGAGGAATCTTTCTCAGATAAGCCTTTTCGTCAATGCAAGCGTTCCTTACAGCATCAGATGCCGCTATCATTCCATGAGCCACCTTGTAGTCGTACAGAAGCAATCTGTCTGTCATTGGGTTGTAGATGATAGTCTCATCATCATCAATAGCCATTGAATAGGCATCATCGCTCTTTGCAACTGTGTTCAGAATTACCTCATCTGTAAGGATAGGAACATTGATTTTGGTTCGATAGTCAACGATGTCAGCCTTGAACCTCAGAGCAAATCGTTCTGCTACTGCTACATTACGGAATATGGTAAGGTCTCCACGTGTAGCACCATCCTGATTAATTGAGTAATCCGATGCAGCCCATACATTGCTTATATCCTCGCCGTTGACAAGCCACACCATGTTGGCAAGTACCGCATTTGCTTGCTGATACTTCCACGTTCCATCGCTTGCATAAGCTGTGATGTCTGGGTGTAACACACAAGGTGTGTTGGCTCGGTTCGGCTCGAAGCTACTATTAACCACGTTCCACACTTGCGTTGTAGGAGAGCCGCCCGACACACATACGATTGATTTTGCCGTATTGAGAGGTGCAAAAGACCTTCTTATTCTTACTGCGTTGTTTGTTGCCATAATTGTTTCCTCCTATTTTACCAGGTTGCCGTAAACATAACATAAGCATCATGCTCTGTACCGCCATAGTCGCTCTCAGATTTTGCGATTGTGATAACGTTAGAATTTACTTCCTTGATAAGCTCGTTGTTGTCCTTGTAGGCTTTAGCGTTCCACGAAACATTTGTTGGCGTTACAATAGCATTTGTTCTTGTATTCTTGATACGTCCTGTAATCGTTGCAGCCTTATCGCCTATGAGATTTGATACTTCCCCGACAATTACGTATTCGTCAGCGTTATCTGTCATTACCTTACCAGCACGAAAACAAGCATTCTGAGCATCTTTGTGATAAAATTCGCAAGTAATGAGGGTAGAGCCGTTCACCATATCACGAGTAACCGTGAGTGTCTTATCACTTCCGAGTACTTCACCTGCTGAGTTCTTCCACTTGACAGAGAAGTATGTAAGTTCCGTTGTGGATAACCACAACCTTGCCGAAAGTGTAGCCGTATTCTCATTCGGCGCATCTGTCAGTATCGAGCGGTTAGCTGTTATCCATCCCATATATGAGTTGTTACCCATTGGCTGAATGAGGATAGTAACGAATCCACTAACGTCCTGAGTACTGCTGTCACCTATTGTGGCAGTACCGCTATATGTAAGCGTATCTGAGCTTATAGAGCTGCTTGATGCAAGGTTCTTGAATATCTTCAATCTTCCGTTTGCATCCATACCGAACTTGCCATCTCCTGTAAGCTGAAACGTACCGCTCGTACTTCCGCTAAACACAAGCAGAGTATCACCATACTTCCAATGATGGTTGCTGAGAGATACGATATTACCTTTCGCACTCTTAACCACAGGAGTAAGGATAGGTCGAGCCGCATCATCAGTTTCCCAGTTAGGGAATGGTGTAGCGTTGTCATTGTTGGCATCCACGCCTTGAAATAGAGGCTGCGAACTCTCGATTGAAATTGACAAAGAATCGTTGTTACGAACTCTTCGTACAGGTATACAACCTTGTGCTGAGTAATTAGTATTTGCCATCTTTATTCCTCCGTATTTTTAAATTGTTCCAACTCTCGCTCGGTCATAGCTTTGCCACCGATATTCTTAACACGTTCATCCAAGGTATCACCTTGAATATTGTTGCTCATCAGGATTTCCTTCTCATTGAGTATCATCTTGCCGTGAGCAGTGATGTGGGTGTGCATGTTGAATCCGAGACCCAAAGCTTGCACCTTGTCTAATATTACATACATCATACGCTTATTGTTCCTTTTGCTAGTTCAACTTTATTACCCCAAAAAGCAGTGATGGTGAAGATACAGCTATTGGAATCACCTATATCATCTTCATTATCCGTCCACGCTATATCTATCGTTCCATCAAAGTTCTTGACCTTATCCTTATTCTGCCAAGCCGCATCATTGACAGCATCACCACTATCACGCACGATGTTCCACGATGTAACTTGGGCCGTTATATCCTCAAAACCACGTATCACGGAACATACTACATGGTTTGTCTCTCCCTTGTCTATCCATTCTCCTGTGCTCTGCGTGATATTGAGTGTAGCATCAAGGATGGCATTCTGCGCCTTCCAGAAATCATTACCCCTTGCAGGTTCACTCGTTACATTTGTTCCTTCTGGTGCAACACATAACCAAGTTGTCCCATTGTGTGTCACTTGGTCGTAGTACGTGTAGGTATCGCCTTGTTTCCAATCGCCACGATAGTTTATGGTCTTAACAATACTTCCGTCTACGTTAACTTGCTCGTAGTACTTAGTATAGAAACGCACCTTCTTCGGGCTTATCTCATATACAAGATTATCATTGCCGAGAGTATAGCTATGAACGTTGGTATATCCTACCTCTCTAGGAGCGTTGTCACCATAGGTTTCTTTAACCACGAAGCTCATTCGGTTAGTGTTCGTGCGATTACCCATGAGAACGATTGTGTCTCCAGCAGCAGGGTTATCACTACCTTCTGCCTTATCACTTGCAGAGATAACTATCCATGAAAATTTCTTTCCATCATAGAGGATATTGTTGTTAGAATCCCTTATCTCCTCATTAACCGTAGACACATCAGTAATCCTGCGCCAATAGAACTTGTTCGATACGTTCTCATATACGCCAGCCTTGATGTTAAAGGTCTCACATCGAACTTGGTCATCAACCTCAAACATATTTGTTGTTGCGGTTGTACCATCATCTGCTAACAGGTAGCACTTCCAACCAGTCAGTTCATTTGTGGTCTCGTTATTAATCTCTCTCACCTCGAATATTTTACCTGCCGAAGGAGAGAAAACAAGATTGCCGCCTACATAGGTCAGTTCTCGGATAGTGAGGTTATTGAAGTACGCCTTACCCCATACTGAGAGGTCAGTAACATTCAGTCCGTATTTCCCGTCCTTTCGCTTGTAAAATCCAAAACCTGATTGAGCTGCATCATCGTAATCGGCAGAGTTTAAGAGATTAATGGTTACGTTTCCATTTGCGTCAATGCTGTAGGTATTATTATTTCCTATGCGGAGGCCTTGCAAGAACTTCTGCACCTTTTCCCAAGTGATTGTGCCCTTTGCGTTGTCATTGTTTATCTTTGAGATGAAGTGCTTGCTTCCCTCTGTCGCAACCTGATTCTTAACCTGTGTAGTTGTCAAGCCTGCACCAGTTCCGCCATTTCCGCTTTGAAGCGACGAAATCTGCTGCTGAATCTTTTGGATAGTTCCAACCTCCTTATCCTCGCGGAGAGTTATGTCGTAGGTAGGAATCTTGCCATCTTCTTCCTTGATCGTGAGCTGGTCGATAGAGATGATTCCTTCGATATTGAGGTCTGTATCATTGAAGTTCATCAGGTCGCCGGCCTTAAGCGTATCGTGGAGGCTCTTGATAACTCCGGTATCGTCTGCCTGCGCTTGGTCGTGCTGCCTTGCCATGAAAATCTCATCTACCTTCGGCTGATAGACGTACCTTGTATAGTCATTCTTGTCAATGAATGCTATGGCGTATTTGAGAAGCTTCAGAGATGCAGCATTGACATACGAATCAGGAAGTGTGATGCCGGTAAGAACGAAATGGTCTCCTTTCTTGATAGGATAGTCCTTGTATGGAAACCAAAGCTCAAGAGCGTCGTCCTTGATTCGCTCGATAGTGAGTCTCCATCTTCCATCTACCTTGGTAGAGGATGCTACCTTGAACGTTCGGCCGCCACACATACCATCCTTCATCGAGATGGAGAAGTCGTCATCCTTTAAGTCGTTGATATCAAAGTCGATAGCCTTTTTAAGATAGATATCAACATTCTTTACGGTTTCATTATCGCCAAATCTTCCGTCATCATCAGGAGCCACACCCTCATCAATCTCATCCACACGCACACCACCGATAACCATTTCTTCGATGGTAGGGTAGATTTCTACGACTCCATTCGTCTTATCATCGGTATCGAAGAACTGCGATGCCGAACGAAGACCAATCTGATCGATGTTGATGGAATCGATGTATGGTCTATGCGGGTCAGTAGAGAATCTGTGTTGTTTTCCGGTAGGGTTCACGTACTTCTTCTCCTCATCCGTGAGTGAATCATAGAAGTCACTCAGCGATACATGGGGAAATCCAGGCAGCATAAGCCTGTTGATTGACATATTGTTCGGGAGATTCTCTGCATATTCCTTCATGGACGAAGGAACATTTTTCTTGTTGAGGCCGGATGTGATATACATCTTCGTGTTCCCTGCCTTAACCTGCGCAATAAACGCATCAAGCTTCTCCTTTGACTCCTCATCTCCGGTGTCAGTCTGTGTTCCCTTTAGCTCAGAATAGAATCTACATTTTTTAGAGTTGTACGCCTGCGTCACATAGCCAGTAATCTCTGTCTTGAAGTCAAAGGTAACCTTGAGTACCCATCCGTACGACTGATCTCCGGGTGTCTGAGAGTAATTATATTTCCTCTTTTCCTTGAAGTATGTCTCGATATAATCAACGTCCAGTTCGAGTTCTACGTGTGTCGTTGCCGTAACCACCTTTGTGATATTCGCCACGTACTTGACACCGAGGTCCGCATAGTAGTGGGAAGGAAGATTCTTCTCGGAACCATAAGCTCTTAGTCTCGTAACGACACTCTGGTCGGAATCAGCGTTCTGGATAATCTCATATAATCCATTACCGAGGCCATACTTGAAGATATGGTTTGCCTGTATTCCGGTAGTACCGACATATATGTTTCTTCCTCTGACTATGAAGTTTATGTCCCACTTCTCGTTCACAAGCGCAAGGGCCTGCCAACAGGTCTGCGAATCCACTGTAATAGACATCGATTCGATGACGTTATCTCTTGTTCCTTCGCCGTACATTGACAGCCAGTCGCTCGCGAGGCATCCACGCTGAACGGAACGCTCCTTGTTTCGGGAGTAAATCTTCCAAAGACCTGCACCAATCTGCTCATCGAGGTTCGCCTGGATCCTGTCTAGTAAATCATCCAAAGTCTGTACATAGAATGGGAATTTCGGTAGGGCAGTGTAGTGAAGCTCGTTATCGTTCAATACCACATCGAGGAACTCTGCCCTGGCAAGTTCGTCCTGCAATGCGTTGAACTTTACGCTGTCATATACGAAGCCCTCACCGTAGGTGTCAGGTCTTGCCTGCTTATCTTTGCCCGGCTCGTAGTTGAGCTCGAATCGCTCGCCACGATAGACAATATAGTCGCCTATCTGGAAGTTGATAGGCACTTCATGCTTGAAATTGATAGTCACGAAGCACTCACCCATCCAAGAATCGGAGTATTCCAATCCATGAACGGTTATCTGCTCTTCGTTAACGTCTGTCAGCTTCGAGCCATCCTTATGATAAATATTCCAAGCGCTCATCTGTATGCTATACTAAATTTGAAATATTGCCCTGTGTATCCTTAATCGGCTTAATATCAGTAACAGGGTCGTTAAACTTGAAAGTAATAGAGAGGACTAGCAAGTCCTCGTTATCCGGATCCCTATATAGGTTTGGATCAATATCCTTAAGTCTTACATGCTGTCTTCCGATTCTATTGAAGTCGCAATACATCTTCATCATGCCTGACTTGCGGATGTAATCAATAAAAGCCTTACATTTCTCGTTAGCGCCGAAAGCCTCGCCGTGGAACATAAACTTAACCTTATTCTCGTAGGCTGCCATATAAAGTCCATCCTTTCCGATATATTCGTCATCACCATGCTCATCGTGCCACTCCCTTTTCGGTGGTTCCTTGACAGAATCACAAGGCTTGAACGGACTCTCGCTAACGTACATACCGAAGTCGGCGATGGAGTCCTTCACCTCGTTCCCATCGCCTTCCTTCTGCATGTATATCCTGAAATAATCTTTCATACCTTAAATCAACTTTTTACAATTGCAAATATACAAAATATTGCATAAATATGCAAGTGATATTCGATTAAAAATGTATAAATATACAAAAGAGGGCACAGTTATAAGTCCGCGCCCCCGATTATTACTTCATCTTCAATGATTTTGTTCCGTTAAGAACTCTATTGAAGTTGTCGTTATACTCAACGAATATACTTTCAATCCTCTCGGCCGCATCCGCATTGCGTAACGTATTTCGAGCAATCGTATTAAGCTGAGACAACTGCGACTTCGCAATCTCGCTCATCTCCGGATAATACTTAGCTTGTTCTGCTCTCATGACAGAGCAATCGAGCCTAATTGCGTTGAGGTATGAGGCAATCAAGTCTCCTGTTTCCTCCGTAATACTCTTAATGGAATTTCTAGAAGAAGAACTGCTATTATCTGACCATCCGTAAGTTTTCTTAAGGTAATCTCTCGTTGCCTCGATTTGCTTTGAGAGTTCATCTGTGCTGTTCTTTACGTCGGCATACTCGGCTCCTGTGTATTCTGAAATAACATTTCCGTTGGAATCCTTAATCTTGTCATCATTCTCTGCGTACCCCTGAGTCTTCTTCAGAAGGGCCTTGATTTTGTCTCCATATGTATTCTCAATCATGGAGTTCAAGATGGCGTCCTTTAATTTTCCTTCAAAGCCATCCACCAAGTCTTCATACCCATTGGCCATAGTTGACATTGCGTCGCCCCAGGAAGACACCAAGTCAGAGAACTTGTTACCGGTCAGTTTCTCTGTAAGAGCCTCAATTATGTCATCGGCCTTCTCGCCATACTGAATGAGCTTTTCCAGGTAATCTCTGAAATCTGAGTCCATGTTAGCCCAAAGGCCAGTGTAATCCTTCTTAATCTTCGACAATGTATCAGCGTTCATGTTGAGCATGTCTTCCATTCCGTTGAACTGGACTCCGTACTTCGAAGAGATTTCTCCGGCAACATCACGCCAGTTCTGACCATTGTACTTATAGGAACCCTTCCACATTCTATATTTGATAGAGTGGGAGCCAGCTGACGCACCGGCATTGAGCCTCTTCTGCGCGATAACCTTAGTCTGCTCAATCTCCGCCTTAAGCATTTCCTGGGCTTCCTTGGATGCCTCTGTAGCCTCTGTACCCCAATGGATGTTCATGTACTCAGTCTTCTTGGAGATGAGAGAATCCCAAATTGAGGTCAGGTTGTCGTACTCAGCCTTCGCCTTGTTGTAGCTGCTGTAGTCTGCACCGAACGCCTTGATGAGCGAGCCGCCAATGCTCAACGCTGCGGAAGCGGCTGCTGCGTATGGACCAGCACCTTTGAGGAACCCGAGACCCTTCATTTTGCCGAGGGTATCAAAAGCCCCGGCTGTACTTGCTGCCGAAGAGAATGCGCCTGATGCTCCACCTACAATTTGGCCAAGGATTGAATCCTCTTCGCCCATAGCCTTGAATAGATTGATTACCGGGTCAAGAACCGTGCTGAGCGCCTGTATCTTCGTCGCAAGTTCAGAAATGGCCTTAGACGAGTCTGCGTATGCTGACTGCTGATCATTCTTCAGGCTCGCCTTGGTTCTTACGCCGCCAGCGATTCCGAGTCTCGAAGCCTCCTCCTTGCTGACGAATATCTTCGCGGTATCATCCATGCCGCCAAGACGCTCATTTATGAACTTTCCGATAGCCTTACCGCGATTCACCCCTCCGAAGATGAAGCCGAACGGGTTTCTGCTAATCTGCTCATTTCTGAGCTTATCCAAAGCGTCCCTCAACTGTTTGATAGATTCTACAGACAAACCGGTAGTCATTGAGAACTGGTCAATCTTCTCAATCATTGAGTCGATTGTAGCGGAAGAAACCCTATCGAGGTCATCAAAGATAGCAACCCAATCAGATTCCTGCTTGAACTGCTCGAACTGAAGCTTTGCCACATTCTCGTTGTGAGTTTTTGTGGCTCCGGCCTTGGCTCTATCTCTCATCTTCGGGTCTTCGATGCCCTTGATGAGCTCAAGCTGTCTCTCGTATTTGCGGTTTTCATCCTCAATCTGTTGTGCGATGGTTGCATTCTTTTCAATAAGACTAGCCATCAGGTCGATGGTCTCCTTCTTGATCTTGTTGTTCTCATCTTCCAGTTTCTTGCGGATATCGTAAACACGAGTCTCCTCGCCATACTTATCCTTGACATTTTCAAGACTCATTCCCTTAACCTCGTCCGTAGTCAAGTTAAGGCCGGACTGAATGTTGTCGTGCTTTACCGCAATATCGAGCTGCTCCTCCAGGAACCTCTTGTATGTATCAAACTGAACAGTTCCTCCGAAAGCTATGTTCTCTGAACCCTTCTTGTTTCCTGTCAGCTCATATATCTTCTTGTATGTCTCATACTGCTCAGATATAGTATCAAGCTGCTTATTGAGTACATTCAGTTCGTCTCTGCGCTGGTCTTCGAGAAGTTTTCGGTTTTCAGTTTGAATGCCAGCCTTCTCGTTTGCAGCATAGTCCAATCTCTCCCTTGTTGAGGCCGGGAGAGTCTTCAAGAGTTCTTTGATAGAGGTCTCATAATTGGTGTAGTCGGAGATAGGGAACCTCTTTTTATCATTGAATATAACCTCAAACTCTCCGTCATTAGCAAGCTGACCAAGAGCACCTTCTCCATAAAGCTCCTTAAACTTCTTGATTTCAGCATACATCTTCTTGTATAAGTCGATGCGCTTCCTCAAATCTTCAAGAGCCTTATCTGTCTGCGCGCCTGTTGACCTACGGCCACCGGTTTTCTTGTTTTTCTTCTTGTCGTCACCAGTAAACCATTCGCCCCAGTTATCATGATAAGCCTGCATCTTAAGTTCGTACTCCTTCTGCTTCTGTGTAAACTCATCGAGAGAAAGATTGCCCAGCGCAAGCATCTTCTTTCTGGTGTTGAGTTCCTTTTTGGCAGCAGTAATGTCCGACTCTGCGTTGCTCTTTGCTTTATCGTAGTCGTCTCCGGCATCCTTTCCCCAACTCTTGACGTACTTGTTCTTCTCATGGTAGTCGTAACCACTACCCTTGAGATTCTTTTCGAGCTGCTGAGTGAGATCCGAGTCATCGTTCCTGAATACGAGATGAATGACAGCCTCGAATCTATCAGCCGCAAGCATTCGCTTCAATGCGTCTGATGCAAAAGGATAGTCTTTCTGAACCTGAGCCGCAGCATCTTTCATCATGTTTGAAACCTGGACCTTCTCTGCATCTGTCAATTCCTGGTTGTTGCGAATCTTGTCACCAATCCAAGGAAACGAAGTGTTTACTGCGTTATCGAGAGCATCCTTGAATTTATTCTCGTAGAAGCCAGTTTCAACACCCATCGCATTAAGAACGTCAGCACGGAACTGATCAGAAACATCCTGGTTCCATCCCTGCTTTGCAAAGAATGACGAAAGAATCTGGTTAGCCTTACCCTGCAACTTCGGGCTGTTGCTAATATCTCCAAGCTCATCAATGAGATAATCGCGCATGGCTTTCACCTCATCCTTATACTTTTCCTCCCAGGAGTTGAAGCTAGCGAAGTCGGATTGGGTGGCATTAATCATATTCGCCTTTGCGGATGCTGAAGAGAATGCTTCTGCTATCTCCTTTGCAGAAGACAGCTTCTCGTCGAATCCCTTGTATGTACCCTCGTCCGAAAGAGATTTCTGAGTACTCTCCTCAACCTGCTTGAGAAGAATGAGCTGTTCTTTGAGATACTTAAGTCTGTCCTCATTCGATTTCTTTTCGAGAAGGCTCATAGTGAAAGCATTCTCCTTTTCAGGAGCAATCTCCTTAAGCTTTTCCTTATATGCGTCAATGAGGTTTTCTATCTCTTTCTCATCGCCGTCCTTAATGGCTTTATCTGCATCGTTATCGCGAAGGAACTCGCCGATCTGAGTGTACCTGTCTTTCAGTTCGTCAGCCGTAGTCTCCATATCCTGTTTCAGCTGCTGATGCTTCTGCCAGTAGTATGCAAAGATTGCAGATCCGGCAGATATAGCTATTCCTGGAAGACCACCAAGAAAACCGATGATAGAACTGAATCCGGACTTCAAGCCTCCGAGAAGCAAGCCTCCTGCTGCTCCCCATTTGCTAGGGCTAGCCAATCCCTTCAGAAATCCACCAAGGGAGATTCTGTTTACCTGACCCTCCTGTTTGGTGAGAGCCATACCTTGCTTGTACATCTCCTTGGTTATCTGACCGGTAACATACAAGCGTCTTAGTTCAGCTTTTGTTATCGCATTTGCCTTTGCGAGTGCCTGGATATCCTGAATTCGAATCTGATTTTTATACTGAAGAATCTGTTTCTCTACAGGAGTTATTTTCTCACCACGCAAGAGCTTAAGTTCTGCTTCTTTCGCAATATTCCCCTTTGAGTTCAGTATTCTCTTTCCAATGCCGCCTTCCAGGATCTTAACTCCACGCATAAGAGCCGGCCCGGCGAATGCAGCAACCATAGCAGGACCCAAGACGTGAATCTGCTGCACGAGATTGGTAACAACATCAAGTATGCCCTTGAAGGTTCCACCTATAACATTCTTACCGTTAGCAAAGTCGGCAAGCATGATTTCCCAGGCATCCTTCAGTTTATTGTAGCGTCCGAGCAAAGTCTCACTCAGAACCTGCTGCATATTATAGAACTGACCACCTGCATCAGTCATCTGCCAGAAGATAGACTTTACGTCATCAAAGCTAACATCTCGGCTTGAAATTCTGGTCTTAATCTCTGATGTTGAGACATTTCGCCCCTCTTGCTTAGAGTAGAACTCTGATAACTTTTCAAGCAGAGGAATACCGGCATAGGCAATCTGACGAAGCTCCTTGCCATCTAGCCAACCACGAGCCTGAACCTGACCAAACGCCAATGCGATACGGTCAAAGCTAACACCAAGACCGGAAGACATATCCGCAAGCCTCTTGGTTGTGTCATAGAGCTGGTCGTACTCAACTCCATACGCAGCCAACTGCTTAACGTCTCGGTTCAACTCAGAGAACGTAAATGGCGAATTAAGAGCGAGTTCCTTAATCTGGTTAAACATTGTGTTCGCGTTCTGCATATCACCAAGGATTGACTGGAGAGCGATATGCTGCTTCTCCATCTCACCACCAGTTGTGATGATGCTCATAGCGAACTGCTGTGCGCCGAACACAAGACCTCCCTGCAAGAAAAGTGACTTCAAATCCTGCACGGTTGAATTCAGCTTTCCTGCATGACTGTTGGCTCTCTCGAAGCCGCGGACCAAATCAGACTGAACCTTTGCAGCCGTCTGAGCAATCTCCTGCTGACGCTTCTGTTCAAGCTCGATACCTTTCTGAACCTCTTGGTTTACTGCTTTCTGATCTTGAAGAACCCTAGAAGCTAATGTGGTATCGTGGCCACTACCGATATTGCCAAGCATACCGAGGCTATCCTTCCAGTTCTCTGAATTAAGTCTTCCCTTGATATTTATAAGGGCTCTCATTAAAGAAAGAAGTCTGTTAATCTCGGCTTCAGCTTTACTAACATCTGCTCCGACAGAAATTCCTCGGCTGTATTCAGAGCGAAGCTGGCGAACCTTATTGCCGAGAGAATCGTATCGGCGTTCGGTGTTCTTCAAATCATTCTGGCGTTGCCTCTCTGCCTCTTTTGCCTCGCGTGCTGCGTCCTTTATAACCTTTGCATAAGTATTTGCTTTATCTATAGCATTAAGATACCCGGAACTCTTTACGACATCAGTTGCAGTGAGTCCTGTGATAGGATGAATACCTCTGTTATTCCTGATCTGTTCTAATTCAGTTCTGTATTTAGACAGCTCTGACAACGACTGACGTATGTTGTTCGTTGAATCGACGCCAAACATCTGTATGCCTTCACCATGGCGTTTGTTGATTTCGTCAATAATAGAAGATAACTTATAAAGTTCTCTCTCTGCCTTGTTTGCCTCAGTTGCAACGCTGTTAGGAAATATGTTGAATCCAGCACCTTCCTTGGACACCTCTCCGAGTATGCGGCCTATTTTGTACAATCCGTCCTGGACAGACTCCAACTGCTGGAGTTTTTTCGAACTGAAGAAATCTTCGCTTGAAAATACGCCAATATTACGACGTAATTCTTTAACGAAGTTGTTTAGCTTTTCAAAACTACGACCTCCCTTATCTCCAATACCTTTTGTTGCTTCGGATATTGCTTCCAAAGCATTCTGTGCCTGCTTACCAGTAGAATCAACCTTGTTTAATTCTCTGATAATCTTTTTGGTTTCCTCTTCAATTCTCGATTTTAGAGTGAGCGAGAAACTGAGGTCTCCCATATTTCCACCTGCCATATCCTGAATATTTTTAAATTAGAGTTTATTGTTTAAGTAATCAGCAAGACTTATCTTCTTGCCAACGAGGATTCCCTCATTCTTCTTTTTCTCCATCCACCTGTCGTAGAGGTCATCCATCTCCTTCTTGGTATGCTTCTTCGGACCGCCTTCCTTCTTGGTCTTTGGATAGACGACAAGAGGCTGGTCTGCAACCATGAGGTCAATCTGCGCCGATGAATAGCCCCACCAGTAGTCGTAGGCTGCGATGAAGTACTTACGCTGAAAGAGGAAACCGAACTTCTCTGCTAGTGAGAAGGCAGCTCCCCAGCTGGTTCTGCTTGGATAGCTTTTGCTTCGCTCCTCGTCATCGTCATCATCACGTCCGTCATCCCGGTCGCTAATATGGTAGCCAGTGAGAATGCGTTCGATGGAATTTTTTTTTTAGAAACATCGAGGACTCTCAGAACCTCGGCCACGTCCACATCCTTGATGTAGTAGAGCCAGCGCCAATAAATCCAATACAGGAATCGTATCTTCCAGATGTTGTTGAGAAGGATGCAGACACAAATCTTGACGTTGCGCTTCCATTCGTTCTTCTCCTTTGACCTGATGTGGGAACACCTGCTCATGGTTCCCTTGCGAAGCCAGCCGATCTTGTGCTTCTTTCCACGGAACACGAACTCGGTAGGCTCGTCGTGCAGCACGCTGTCAAGCAACTCCTGCAAGTCCACTGAAGGCTGCTCTATTTTCTTTTCTTCTGCCATGATTGTATGCTATTAAATGAAGAAGGGCGGCACGGCTGTTGATTAGCCTGCCGCCCAACGGTTTGTTATCCTGAATCTAATTACCTAAAGAAGCCTTTACTTGATTAACCGCCAATGCCTGGTTCACCAGCAGCTGGAGCCTTAGTAAGCCAAGCGATGCTGCGCTTACCTGCACCCTCGATAGAACCTGAGAACTTAAACGCAACTGGCTCAGTACCGGAGTTGTCCCACTGCAATGTAGCGTAGAGAGCGATGTTGGTAATAACCATGAGGTTCTCCTTCTCGTCGTCAACAATAACGATAGTACCCTTGATCTTGAACTTCTTAGGCTCAACAGCGATACCTGTAAAGCCGGTAGTAGCGTCGAGGGTAGCGTCACCTGTACCCTTCAGAGTAACCTTGGTCAGCTCTGTGATAGCATCCTCGCCGAACATAATTGTCAGCAAGTCCTTTGCCTTTGAAGGAACAACGAACTCTACATTGAAGTCGCCGAGCTCAGCTGTGGTTGCCCAGTCGCCTGCAAGACCGATAACCTTGTAGTGGTTGATGGTTGGGTCATCCATAGTCGCCTTCAGCGAGTCAACGGTAACCGGAAGCTCAACCTCTGGGGTGATGTCAACTGTAGCCTTGCTCAAATCGGTAATAGCCTTTGAGTAGAGCAGAGTTTTAGGACCATTGAAGATGTCCTTCATCTTGTCAATAGTTGTCATAGCCATAATCTAAAATATTTTAAATTGTTATACCTGAATACTTATTTCGTACGTAACCTTCCCTGTATGATCGTCACGGAAAAACCTGCGCCGTCGTCTGTCTGTAGCGTTATACGAGGATTTGAAACAATGAGATTTTTTGTGGAGATTGGAAATCTGTCCATAATCTCCTGGACTTTCTCGTCAACGCTAGATACATCAAGTGTGTGCGGGTTGCTTGCCGAATTCTTATCGCGCACATACAATTCGATTTGAGTTATAGTGGTGAAATCATTGTAAACTCCACTTGAGTTCATCTCGTTATTGTAGATACTAGATGGAAAGTATACCACGATGTAGCTGTTGATTTTCGTATCAACTGCTTTTGGTCGGCTACGGGAGTAGAGCTTGTCGCAAATCCCCTTCATTGCATTACCGACATCGAAATATAGAGTCTTAATACTAACCATATCTTACATCGATCTAAAGTATCTAACCAAATATTCTCTAAGAGAGGTAATCACGTCGTGACCTCTCTTTACCTCGACAAACTTAGCGTAATCTACGCCGGCAACAAGGAGCATCTGCCATGTGGAATCGTACTTTCCTTTGTTGTGCTCCCTGGAAACAAGTTCATCCCACGCCGCGTTTGGACCATATTCACCACCTTCTCCGTATTCACCCTTGTAAGGTCTCCTTCCGCTGTCTTTGAAGGAGAATGAACTGCGATAATACTTATCGAGGTTGTATCTCTCTCCAGCAGCAAGGGTTACTCGGGTTGGCTCTGGGCCAGGAGCATAATGAATCGACTTCAATGAGCCGTTGTAATATGTACCGATGGCTGTTGACTTGTACAAGTTACCGGTTACGTCATCATAGTTTCGAGACTTGTCAGCAGCTTTCATTGTCATTTCAGCCGCATGATCCATCTTCTGCTGCATCTTTGCTACAGCCATCTGACGGATTTTCTTCTCGACCTGTAAAAACTGACCTGATAAACTTGTCATAATCTAAACCCTTGTCAAATTCCAATACACAACAGTCCTGTTATTATCCGGTTCACAGTCCTTAACCATACCTACCTCGGTGTTGTTGCCGACAGTGGAGTAGATGGTGTCGCCGTCAAGAGGACATCTGTCAGCATCCCATTCGTCATATCTGACAGGAATCGATGCCTTCCTCTTGTTCTGGTCGACGTTCTTGTCTCCCTCTGTAGTGGTATCGGTGTAGCTGCGGCCTTCGCCATAATAGAGAATAATTTCCTTGTCCTCACCAACTGGAGCATCATCATCGGCAAATGGGTCATCAGGGTCGGCTTTTCCGACGACCTTCCTCACGATCTTGATGATGTGAGGATATCTTGGGTTTCTGATGTTTTCCTTTTCCATACGCCTTATTTGATGATGTGAGGGAGAGGTTCTCCCCAAGGAGAATAATTCGCCCTCTTTACTCCGTGGGAGGTCACCCGGAAGGTGGACTTCTTCTTGAGCATCGAATCAGGCTCCAGCTCTGCGTAGATAGCGTTAGCTTCTGCCTTCATCTCGCTCCTGTCGTTGTCCGACATATCATAGCCACCTCCCGAATGAGTCCATCCGTTATCGGAATCGGAGGTGTTGTTCACCTTGCTCGGACCAAGAACAAACCATTTCAGCATGTCGGCATAGGCAAGTCTCACCTTGTCCTTGTCGCAGGCTTCGAGGTCGATGCCATTTTTAAGCTCCCTGTCGTGCATGATGCCCAACAGAGCCTTCATCGGCATCTCGAACTTCACCTTATTAATAAGGTAGTCGTTCACAGTGTAAATGTTCATCTCCGAATCCATAGTCATACAATCTAGTTACGTTAAAGAATTAACCCTTCTTGGTAATGTCGATAATCCAACGGTAAGGAGAATCGAGCATAGCAGGAACAGAAGCGAGGAACAAGTCTGTTTTGAACTCCTGGTAGAGACTGTTCGCGGTAATCATGTTACGCAGCAAGCCAAGCTTGTTGTTGGTCTGCGCCCAAGCCACATCAATGAGCTTGTTGCCAAGGGTGTCAAAGATACGCTTGTCAAGGATCTCCTTACGCATGAAACGCAAAGGCTTGCCAGCAGGACGAAGAACAACTGTTCCGTCTGCCCAACCACGAATCTCTGTAACTGTGCCATCGAAGCGCTTGTTGTGCTCAACCTCATCGACAATCTCGATAGGAGAAAGACCGTTGAGGTCAACAACAGACTTCAAGAACATTGCGTTGTTTGGACCGTAGTTCTGCAAAACTGCCACAAAGTTAGCGTTCGCCCAGCTCTTGTACAACTCAGCAATCTGCTTGTTCTTCAAGAATACGTTATTGTAGTCGTTCTTGGTCATCTGCCATACGAGAGGTACACTGCGGTACTCGATGTTCTCCTTGCGCCAATCCTCCTCAAACTTGCGCATCTGCTCAAGCAAGTCGCAGTTTGGATCGTTCCAGGCAAGCGTACCCGCCTTTTTGAAGTTCTCCTTTGGAACCTTTGCGTCATACAGAGGCTCCTGGATACCACGACCAATCTTGTCGTAGTCGATGAAACCTGTCGAACTCAACTGGGCTGACATGTAGGTCATAGTCATGTCGAGTGAGTCGTACAATACCTGTACCTTGTCGAGGTAAGCATCAACCAGGTCAGCGTCGTTGCCGAACTCATCCTGGAGAAGCTTCATCTTGTGGTAACGCTCTGTCGCAGTCTCACGGAAGCCGTCAGCAGCGAAGTCTGGAATTGAAGCGGTGTACCACTCAATACCCTCATGGTCGTTCTGATAGCCCTCGCCGAGAGGAGCACGGAGGTTCATCAAGGTTGCAGGGTTCAATGTACGTGTGCGAACCTTGAAGGTTGCATCACCATTGTTAGATGTAGGGGTGAGATCTGGATCAATGTCACCCTGTGTCAGATACCAGCCGTTGTTACAGCGAAGTACGCCGTCACGATTGACGAACTTCTGAAGGTAAGTGTTGTTACCCTTACCAGTGAAGAACTTCGCGAGCTGCTCGACACCAATATCAATTTTTGCCATAATCCTGAATCAATCTTTTTACGTTATACAATAGGTTAAATGTGCCAGAACTCTGGGTAGAGTGACTTGTTCATCGCCTTAACAGCAGGAGGAACAGGACCCATGCGGTCAAGCCACATAACGCAGTCTGGATTCAACATACAGAAGTTGACGTTTGTACGAGGCTTGTGATACTTGTCGCCGCCGGCATCGAAATAAGGGAAATCGTTGTCGCTCGGAGCAAAGCAGTTAGGGTTGGTTACCATTGGCAGCACGCTCGCGCCTGCCTTCTCTGCCTCCACCAGCACGTCGCCAGCGCTCAATGCGCCAAGCGCCTCCGAGAGGGTCAGCTTCCATACGTCGCCTACCGATGTGTCGGTGGTTGCCTCCACGGCGGTCACGGTCACACCCTTTGCCTTTGTCTTGAAGTCCTTCTGACCGACCATGATGGTATCGCCAGGGAACGGGATGTGAACGAATCCGTTACGAACGATGTAGATGTCTGTGTCTGTAGCCGCAGTAGTAGCCTTTGCCACGCCGTAAGCCTTCAGAATCTTGATTGTAGCACCAGGACCTTCGTTGCCTGCTGTAAAGCCGAGGTCGTGCTCAATCAAGTCGCCGGCATAAATCTTAGCCGGGCCCTTGAATGGGTTGACAAGCTTACCACCAATAGGTGGGTGAACGAAGGCATTCTTGATAAGCGCCTCAAGACCGGCAAACACATATCGGGTTCCGCCGACCTTACCTTCTGTCTGAATGATGGTCGCACCGTGGTTCAGCATGCCACGAGTACCCATCTGTTCCATGTAGGAAATAGAAGTGTTGTCCATAATCTTTTTACCTTTTTAAAATTGTTATCCTGAAATTACTTCTTGTCTCCACCGCCGAATCTCTTCTTTCGACGCTCGGCCACTTCTTCCATAAACTTGTCATCATCTGTGGACGTGCCTCCGCTAGACGTGCGACTGCCTTTTGCAGGAATACCGTTTTCACCGGTAGCCTCCTTGTACTCTGCGGTGTAGATTTTCTCAGCCTTAGAAACCAGGTCGTCGATGTCGACATCTTCGTCCGGAATCTCCAGCTTTGCTATTGCAGCATTGAGGAAGTAGTTCTTCATTTCAAGGTTTGCCTTGTCGAACTTATCCTTCAAACCTGCCTTTACTGACTCGATGGTTGCCTTCCTTGCAGCCTTCTTGTCTCTTTCTGCGTTAGCCTTTTCGAGAGCTTCGAGTTTCTCAAGCAGCTTGGAGTATTTGTCGTCAGGATCGTCACCCTTTTTAGCCTCCTTGCGCTTACGCTCCTCTTCCTCTTCCTTCTTCTTGCGTTCAGCTTCCTCCTTGCTCTTCTTTACCTCGTCAGAGATATTCTTGTGCAAGTTGCCGTTGATACGCTTCAGACGGTTTGCTAACTTGGTAACCAACTTGGAATTTGCTTCCTCGTCATCACCGAAATCTTCCAAAACATCATCAAGTTCCTCATCGATGGTCTTTTGGCTAAGTTCTTTGAACTTGGTGGTATCAACCTCCTTGTTCACTAATGCTAAGAGTTCCTCTCTTGTCATGTTGTTTTTTGATTAAAAATGTTATCCCGAAAGTGGTCCCTCCACCTCGAAAACGTATAAATATACCTTTTATTTTGCAAATATATGAATAAATATGCAATTATCAAAGAAAAATTGTATATTTTTGCAGTATTAAATGTATATTTATGCAGAAAGATGTGTTTTCAGGATTAAAATTGGATAACGGAGAGCCTATTTACACTCAAGAGTATATCCAATCATTAAGAGACGCCGACAAGAAGCATCCCGACAAGCTGAAGATTATAGCTCAGCGTGGCGGTCAGGAACGCATGCTGTCTATAGACGCTGATATTAAGATAGTTGGCGGTTCGCGAGGCGGCTCAAAATCGTTCTCTTCCCTAATGGAAGTTCTGAAGGATATTAAAAATCCAGATTTTCATGCAACAATTCTTCGTAACGAAAAAGACGACTTACAGTCCTTAGTGACAGACTCTTATAAATTGTTCTCCCAATTTGGAACTTACAATAAGTCACAAAATGATATGACCTGGAACTTCGATAACGGAGGATGGCTCAAATTCTCGTACTATGCTGGAGCCTATCAGGACTTCAAGACACGATTCCAGGGTCGCCAGTATGCCTACGTTTGCATCGATGAGGGTACTCAGTGCCCATACAAGAAGTTCAAGTACCTCTTGACCAACAACCGAAATGCAGCGCATATCCGAAACCGCTTCTGGATTACCTGTAACCCAGACCCGGAATCTTGGGTGAGAAAGTTCATTGACTGGTGGGTTGACGAGAACGGCTACATCATACCGGAACGGGACGGAGTTATACGATACTGTTTCATGGACGGAGATACGCCTGACTCAATCTACTGGGGTAACACGAGAGAAGAGGTGTACGAGCAGTGCAAGGGCATTATTGATAGCCTTTGGAAGGACAGCTATGAGGAACTTGGTTATACAAAGCTCGAAATGTTCATCAAGTCGGCAACATTCGTTCGCGCTGACGTATCAGAGAACATTAAGCTTATCTCTACCGATGCCTCATATCTCGCCAACCTTGCCCAACAGGACGAGGAACAGCGTATGCGAGACCTGGAGGCCAACTGGAACTGGAAAGCTGCCGGCGATGACATGATCAAGATGGAAGACCTTGATGAAATCTACGACAATGCAGAACAGATAGGAGATGGAAAACGCAGAGCTTCTGCCGATATCGCATTCACCGGAGGCGATAACTTCGTAATGTGGCTTTGGGAAGGATGGCATTGTAAAGACTTGGTTGTTTTGAGGCTGGACCCTAAGACACTCGTTTCTGTAGTTGAGGCCAAGCTGAGAGAGTGGGGTGTCGAGGAATGTAACTTCACTTACGATATGCAGGGAATCGGTCAGTACTTCAAGGGATTCTTCAAGGATGCCGTCCCATTCAACAACCAGGCAGCACCTATCGCTAGGAGTCATCAGGAAGAAGAAGGAATCAAATACCTCTATAAGGATTTGAAGTCTCAGTGCGCATGGTTGTTCTATAAGATGATAAAAGAGAAGCAGATTTCCATCGACTCGGCTCTGCTTGAAAGAAAGTATTCAGGAAACGGATTTGACAAGGTTCCTCTCAGACAGATTCTTCAGAAGGAGCGTAAGATGCTCAGACGTGACGAGAATAGTGATGATAGGGGATTCAAGCTATTACCTAAGAAGATTGCCAAGAAATATGTCGGACACTCGCCTGACTTCTTTGAATCTTGGTTCTACGTAATGATATTCAGTTTAACAAAAAAGAAAAATAAAAAGGTAAAAGGATTATGGATGCTATCAAGGTAAATAATGTAAGGGAGCTGCTCGTAAGGAAGCCATTCTACGAGCTTACTCCTGCGGGGTACATGAAGCACTCGGCTGTAAGCGACGTTGTTCCTGACTATTACGACGGAACGATGCCAGACGACACCATGTATCGCCGCATCAAGACGCAGGCAGACTTCTTGCGTGAGTACTATCCATCTGCACACAGAATAATGGACGAGAAGGAATACCCGGACATCTGGAAGCTGAACCCTGAGAATAACAGGTGGTACTGCCAGAAGATTCAGCGTACAGCCTTTGCGTTCCAGCAACTCATCCACACGAAGCATCTGCTGCACTTGACTGGGAACGATGTTCAGTTCGAGCTTGCTGATGGTGATGACTACGAGAACGAGAAGAAGGTAGAGGAGAATCAGAAGACCCTCGATGTATTCAAGAAGGGTTGGCTTATGCACGATATGGAGATTCGCTTCTTTGAAGCCGTAAGTGCATATCTGAAGGTTGCAGAATGTGCAATCGTTGGTTTCTTCGATGAAAAGAAGAAATTCTGCACACGAACACTCTCTTATGATCGAGGAGATATCCTGTACCCTCACGTCGATTCACTCACTGGCGACCTTTTGTGCTTTGCCAGGAAGTACTACGACTACGACGATGAGGGCAACGAGAAGACCGAATATGTCGAGGCTTGGGATAACCGGAAGTTCTACCGCTTCAAGAAGGCTGTCAAGTCTGGAAAGGTGAAAGAGGTAATGACGAAGATTGCAAGGATTTTCGGAATTGATGACTACACCCTCATTGAAGAGAAAGACCACGGCTTCCAATTCGTACCGGTAGCCTACGCGCGTAACGACAACGGACCTTGTTGGTTTATGGTCCAGAAGAACATCGAGGACTACGAGGAGGCATTCTCATATCTCTGCGAGAATAATAAGGCGTACGCTTTCCCAATCCTTACGCTCACTGGCGATGGTGAGGATATTTCTATAACCGGCGACGATATGACCGGCTCTGCGAAGACAATCATGATTACGGACACTAACGGCAAGGCTGAATTCTTGAATGGAACGGATGCCTCTGATGCCTTCGCTACACAGCTCAACAAGTCGTACGACCTCATCTATGAGCTGTCATTCACCGTGAAGCCACCTGAGCTGAAGTCTGGTGACCTCCCAGGTGTAGCCATCAAGCTTCTCTATTCTCCTGCACTGGAGGTTGCAATGAACGATGCGCAGGAGTTGCAGCCATTCCTGGATAAGATTCTCCGCATCTGTCAGTTCGGCATCGGTACTGATGAAAACTGCGTCGCAACAATGTCCGGGCTTCCAATCAATGCGTGGATAAGTCCGTATGTACATAGTAATAAAACTGAACAAATTACAAATATTGCCACTGCGGTTCAGAACGGATTCCTCTCTAAGCAGACGGCTTCAGAACGCTGCCCTGACTTCCCTAAGACCGCTGAATATGAGCGTATCATGCGAGAGAAAAAGGAAGAAGACCAGCAGGACCTCCTTATGGATATGCAACGTGCGGATAACGAAACCCAGAATGCTATCGAGGAGCAGAAGGCAACGGCGAATATTCAGAATGGAGGTAGTGGAAACGTACGTACGGGTCGCGGAGCTGGACGCCCAAATAAGTCAGGAACCAAATGGGACGAGAATCGGAACGCCCCGAATGAGAACAACTGGCAGCACTACAACCAAACCCATTAATAGCCTATGGATGAGTTAAAACGTTCTGTCGATTATAGCAGAAAGCGCTTGCAGGCAATCCGAAACTGCGAGGACCATGTTGCAGATATTCTCTGGAAATCGACACAGAAAATAATTGCCGCAAGTAAGCGATACAGAGGTGCGGGCAGGCTCACAAACGAGTCAGCCCTGCTCTCTTATGCCAAGAATGTTACTGCTGAGGCAGAGGAGAGTATCAACAGTTACATCTCTGCTTACTCCAAGGTTTCATGCAAGATTCTCGGGATTGACAGCGAGAACATAGAATCATTTCTCGTTAGCGACATCTACGGAAAGACGACATCTGAAAGAAACGCCGTATATCTCGGAAACTTTGCGGAAGATATTGTAAGGATGATCAAGGCAGGAACCTTGATGGGATATTCAGACCAGCAGCTCCTGTCTTCCATCCGCACAGGCTATAAAGACCCATATCACACATCAGTCATCACCAAAGCGAAGAGAAAGGATATCAACATCGATGTTCCTTCTTACGGAAAAGGCTACTACAAGAACGCCTATCAGAACATCGTAAGAAACGCTTCTCAGGTGATTGCTTTGGCGTGGGGACAGGCAGAGCAGGAGTATGGGCAGGAGAACAAGGCTATCGGGTTCTACGTCAAGAGAGGAAGTAGTTATCCATGCGAAATCTGCCAAAATGAAGCCGATGCTGGCATCCATTCTTTCAAAGATCCATATCCTCCATTTCATGTTTCGTGTTGTTGCTACACAGTATTTGCATTCAAGGATAATAAAAAGAAATAAGATTATGATTGAAGAAACAAAAGGATACACGTTATCCGTCGATACGTACAAGAAGGCGAAGGCTCTTAAGATGAAAGACCCTCGCTATTACATCTATGCCAGCCTCCGTGGCTCAGGTATGCCAACGAGGGACTGTTGGGCTATCGCCTTTCAGGGAGAAGGTCTCAACTGGGAGAAATCTTTCCTTGAAGGAGAGATGAACAAGCTCGAAGCCCAGGAGTCTGTTCAGAAGAGAATTGCAGAGGTGCAGGGTAAGAAAGCGAATAACGAGGACGCTGAAGAGCTTTCTCCTGAAGAGTTAGCGAAAGCTACCTCCAAGGAGCAAATTCTCAAAGACCTGGTATTGGCTCAGCGAAAAGCCAAGTATGGATCACCTGAGTGGCTCAAGATAGTTGCATCCATCGCCGACTATAACAAGATTAAGCAGGACGAGATTGATACGGAAAACAATGTGGTCCATTACTACATACCTCTGTCGATGCCACGATGCTGCGAAGACTGCATTATCTTTAAAAATGGTCAGGCGACTTTCCAAAAGAAGAAGAAATAGTTAAATTCGTGTTAAAGTAACTTTGTTTTACTAGAATTTCAGCAAAACCAAGTACCTTTGCAAACAATTAATGTTCACAGATTCTTTCTGCTGAGCATAATTCAAATTATTTTGGTTAACTAAGAGGGGCAGCGTCTTCACAGATACTGCCCCTCGCTTTTTTAATAAATATATAAGTAGAAGAAAACTTTGAAGTCAATTAAGGATACTTCTCTCCGGTAACCAACTCAAGTATACCCTTAAGCCTATCATTAAGAAGGTCGTCATTGAATACAGGAAGAACACCGTATGGTGGCAGTTTCTTAGTCTCTGCGGCCTCCAAAATGAACTGGAGCGCCTGCACTAAGGAAGTGTGGTCTTGAACGACCTCAAGCAATTTATCGCTCATCCTTGCCTCCTTCCTTTTTAATCTGTTCTGCCATCTCAAGAAGAGTCTCGGCGTGCTTATCGCGGTCAATGACTTCCTGTACAGCCTCATCGCTCTCCTTGCGAAGCTGCTCTTCTGTCTTACCCTCATCGGCAGCAGCGTTCAGTCTCGCAGACTCACGGGCAAGGTATTCGTCACGGAGCTTCAACTTACCTGCCGTGTATTCTGCATCGCCAGGCAACGATGTATCCGCATACATAAGCTGGGAAAATGCCTCGATGATGTTTCCATCATCCTTGGAGAACTCATAATGGTCTCCTACAGCAACAGGAACACATTCATCGAGTGCAGCATACATTGATGTACCGATAGAGTATTCAACACCCCATGTGCCGGCAATGTTCGCAATCTTGATGAAAGGCAGCGAGCCTCTCTGCAAATGCTTCTTGATATCAGCAGGAATATCCTCTCTGAGTGAAGCAACTTCTTTCTTAGACAAGCTCTTACTGAACTTCAGCACGGTGAAGTGTCTTGTCTTGATAGTTTTTCCAAATGGTAATGCCATGATAACAATATTTTAAAGTTCAACTTTTATTTCCTTATACTCGAAATCTGTGCAAGAAGGATTCTCCTCAGAAGTAAACCTAATCTCATTAGGGTTATTACAAACCCCATCCTTGAAGAAGAAACAATCCTTGCAAGTGTAATCAGTCTGTTGTTCCATGTTCCAATAGTTTTATTTCGTCTTGGATATAAAACACCGCCTTACGCAAGTCCTCGATGCGTTTCTCGGTCTTGGTCTTGTTGCCATCCACCTTATCCTTTCGCAGGAGATACTTGATAGCGTTCCCTGTATTGAAGTCAAGGTGTCTGCAAATATCCAAAGGCTCAACACCACATAAATCCTTAAGCCACGCATAATGGGATGGGTGAGATACTTGCTCTGTCTTTTCATTTCTAGATTCTCCTCCAGCTGCTATTGCTACACCAAACTTCATTATGCTTTCCGTATCAAAATGAGCAAAAAACTCATGGTTAGAATCGGCAGATGTACATAGATATGTACAATCGTCATTTCTCTCTATACGGAATAGAACTGGGATATTGTCATCGTGAACAAACAGAGGGTCAAAATTGCATTTTAAGCAATTCTTCCTTGTAATATAAAATTCCAGCCCAACCTTAATATCTTCTTTCTTAATCATAAGCTATTTCTTTTTACTATTCAAATAAAATGCTCTAAGAGCCATAACCTCTGATGGGTTGTGATAAAGGATAATACAGAAATCACCATGTTCTTCTGTGTGAACCTTTCGTAAACCACATTCCTTGATAAATCCATCCTCACCAATATAAGGATCAAGGATCTCGCGAACAGCACTAGTATGGCTTGGTTGAACAACAATAACGCCACCAGTTTCCCGAAGTTTCTCTAGCTTCTCCCACTGAGCTTCGATATTTTCGTCTCCGTAGAATAAATCATAGCCATAAGGCTCTGTGATTTCTCTATCAATGCCCATTCCCAAAGGAAGTTCAATTACTATAATCGGCTTCATAAGCTATTCCTCCTCATCTTTTAGTTCAACGAAATCGCCAATACCCAAACGAGCATTGTTGATGCAAGACGCAATCCAACCCATCAGGTAGGCAGAAGGCTCGCCGCCGTGTTCTAAGTCAGTATATTCCTCGATGGCATCGCAGACGTGAGAAGCTTCATGGCAGCAATAGTTCATCGACATAACCTTCTGACACGGAAACGATACAAGAACGCCTCGCCTTCTGTCGCTCTTTCTGACAGCATCGGAATACGTAACGCAGCCGTAATCAATATCGGGAGCCTTGCATTTGTCAAAACAGGAATCTATCAGCTCTTTCAAGTCTTTTCCGATGTGTACCCAAAGTTTCAAAGGGTAGATTCCGTTTTCGTATTCGTAATATCCTTTCTTCTTCATATTCTCAACTATTTCTGTTTTGATACAATCTCGATAGCAGACAATAATGTCTTCTCGCTGATACCTTTTCCACTACCAACACCATCTTTCTCTATTCTTTCAAGAGATTTCTCAATAGAGCAAAAATCATCCTGAGAATTACTCATAAAGCCATCAAGTTCTTCACTTACACTACTGATACAATCGTTGGTTTTTTTAACAATAGCTTCAAGACGACCGAAACACTTGTCGATATAATCCTTCAACCTTTCTTCATGCTCTATGATAGTTGCAGAGTTTGAGATTTTCCCATGCACCCAGTAATTATCTACGCATGCGTAATAATCACCTTTTTCATCGCTGTGTTTTTTGCCAGATACGACTCTTAACTCAACGAAATTTTCTCCATCCATTACCGCATACACTCCTTCTCCAAATGGATATAGTTCGGCTTTTTCTGCATCCTCCCTACTTTCTCTTTCTTTGTATGCGACCTTTCCTAAAACGCTAACTCTAATTTCCATATCTCAACTATTTATTATGTAATCTACCAATATGCCACTTTGAGCAAACCTTACATAAGTAAGGATGCCAGCCGAGTGCCTTCAACCTCGGAATCTGATTCAGAAACTCCCAAGCATCATCCTCAGTCTCGTATGCAACCTTCGCCTTCCATGAATGAACCTTTCTAGTCCAATGCTCGGGGTCTGGCTTGAACGGCGGAACCTTGTTCGGATTGTGATGTCTTCTCATAGGCACTTGAATGAAACACTGTTCAACGTTCTGTTCACCACAATCTCCTTATCATTGCACATGGTCCTCATGCACTCCAGGGCATCCTCGCGAACAGCAGTCATAATCTCCTGCATTGAAGCGGTGGCCGGAACCATATTCTTCTCGGCCTTAAGATTCGTGATACGGGAGATAATCTCCTTGATATATTCCTTGTCTATCATAGAAATCTGTTTTATAACCGTTAATCGTCAGGCTGAATGAAGCTCTCCGGCTGCTTGATGTCCTCCTCACCACGCAATTTATTCTTCACGTCATTGATGAGAAGCTCCTGCTTCAGGTCAATCATCTGCGCGCCGTACACCTGATAGGTCATTCCGCCCTGTGACCTCTTCTTGAAGAAGCCGTACTTGTCGCTCATATCACGCCCGAACTTCTGAATCGTAGGGATATCCTTCTCCTCGACATCGTTTGCCTTGCAGAACTCGACGAACCTCTCGTACATCTCCTTGGCAAGCATGCATTCCGAAATCTCGCCCCTCGCCTCTTGGCTGCACCTCATATCATACGCCCTTATCCAGGCATAGATAGGATTGCTTCCGAGAAGGGAGATAAGCAGCTGTCTCCTGCTGCCCTCCGCTGCCGGGAACCTGTACTTCCTGCTCCTCAGCTCCATCGCGCCACGGAATATCCAGTTGAACACTCCGCTCAGCTCTTCACGGATGATCTTGTTCGCAAGCTCCGGGTCCTGCCTCTCCTTAGGAATGGTAACATCGAAGCTCACGTACTGCAAGCGCCTGATGAATCCGAGCGACGCATCATCAGGGAACGGAAGCTCATTGAGATTGAAGATGAGGTAGGGGATTGAGTTCCCCTCCAAGATATCCCTGCCAAGCTTTCTCATCGGGACGGGCTCGCCGCTCACGAGTCTCTTGAACATACCGGTGTTCTTCCTTCCGAATTTCTTCGGGTCGGAATCGGAAGACCAGTTGAAGATGGCGTTCCTGATAGGATACCTTCCCCTCATTCCCTCGTCTCCGTCAGCAGTGAGGTCGGCGTAGTCCATCTTGCTTATCCTGTCCTTGCCGAATATGTTGCAGGCAACGTCGAAGATGACACTCTTTCCGTTGGCTCCCGTACCTATAAGGAGAAGACAGAGCTCAATCTTCGATGATTCCTTCCCCTCGTACGGATTGTATGCAGTACCTCTCTGTATGAGACCGAGACCGAGGAACATCTGGAGGATCATCCTCGACGTCCTGTCTGGGAGGACCTCCTTGATGAAGTTCATCCACCTGTCGCACTTCGCCTTCGGATTGTAGTCGTATGGGTGGTAGTATGTGACATGGTACTCGGGAGAGAACGGCATCACGTTCGGATACTTCAGACCGCTGCCGAAGTCAACCACTCCGTTGGCGAATGCAACGATGTCGAAGGTAGGTCTCAGTATGTTGTAGCACTCTATCACCTCCATGAATGACTTGTTCATCACCGTACTGATGCCGAGCATCGGAGCCATGGCCAGGTCGAGGAGCAGAAGCTGGTAAGCCTGTTCCAAAACTATCTTCGGAACAGCTTCGTATATCTTGCCGTTGAACATGTAGTAAGCACCGTTGTAGTACTTCACCGGAGCCTTCTTCGCCAGACGTCTCATTGACCTGATGAAAGTAGACTTCAGCTTGTTGTACTTATCAGAGTTTGCCTTACCCCAGTCCTGGCAACGGAGCGCTTCGAAGCCGTACTCGTCATGCCTCAAAAGGTCTAGCAACTGAGCGTGCAATGTGTCTATAGCAATACCATTTTCCATTTATGTACAATAATAATATTAATTTTCCGTTATTGTGTAGGATAAACCCCGATAAACAGGGGCTTTCTGAAGGATAACACGTGTCAGGTCGTCCTTACAACATGTCGTCTATAAAATATCGACAATACAAAGATACATATAATATCCTGAATATCCGGTAAAACCCTAGTAAATAAAGGGTATAAATATACATTTTAGGTATACATTAAATGAAGGATAGGTATACATTTATGGTTTGGTCTGCAAAGTAAGAGTTTATGGTATCAAATGTTAATAAATAACGGATGAATGAATATGCATAATTATCCTTTATGGTGGAAAGTAATTAAACTTTACAAAAAGGCTGAAAAATCGGAAGAAAAAATTTTTAGATGAGGTGACTACCGCGCTGATTTAGTGCTATTTAGGGGGTGTGGGGGTGTTTCTTCTGAAATTATTACACTTTGTGTCGGTTTATATAGTGTAAACCGTCGTGAAACAATATTTTTATAATTATTTCAAATTGTCGGTTTATATTTATAAAAAATTTATGTAACCCCTTAATAACCAACACTTTATAATATTGTTTATATTCATTTTCTTGCATAATTATACATTATCAATAAAGCGTGAAACACAAAAACTTATTACAAATTACTTGAGTGAAAAAATGTTACATAATAACGTACTGGTTAAATGTTAAAAAATTAACATATGGTGTTTATATAGTTATATATATAGAAGTAAAACGTAATATATTGACACTTTGCCACAAAGTGTTAAAACTTATAACTATCTATGTATCAATATGTTATAACGTCTTTAAAGGTCGTTTTTTAACATAAAAAATTTGCTTTTATCAATAAATTTTCGTACCTTTGTAGTACAAAAAGAAAGAGATAGGACACTATCATCTTATAAGTAACATTTAAACAATTTAGGTATATGAAAGAATTATCCGTAAAAGGTGCTCAAGGTTATGAGCACGTAAGTACTAAGGTTGCCAGTTATGTAACCGAGTGCAAAGGTAGCGCAGTCTTAGCGCAGAGTTTAGAAGTGCTCAATAGTTACCGCAAAAAGCTATTAAGCGAGTGCACCGATAGCGAAGTTGTAAGCGCAAAGAAAGAATTGGAGAAAGCACGTGCCAAATACAACAAGCTAGCAACAAATTACGTACTTTCAGATGAAAGCTATTGCAATTTGCAGACAGAGTGCGTTCGTTCTGCTGTAAGCGAGTTTTCACGCAAGCATAAACTACCTAATTTCTTTGCGTGGTTTGATAACAACAATAAAGACGTACAAACAACTATTATAGATAGTTTGCAAAGATTAGGCAGTAAGTTGTGTTCTTTACATCAAGCATTTTCAAGCGGTGCAAAGGTAGCAAAGAAAAAGAGTGAAAGCATAACAGATTTGCAAAAGCAGATAGCAGAATTGCAGGCTAAACTAGCAGAAGCGCAAAAGTAAGTAACACAAAACAGGTAGCTAGAGAAATCTAGCTATCTAGTTTTTCCTACTGTCTATTTGATAGGTAGCCAGTGGGAAATTTTACTCCAGGTTTTTCAACTTGGAGCGGGTCGCCGTGTCCTTATTTTTCCCACACAATTTGGTAAACCTTGTCGTGGTGTGTGGGCTTAACTCAGAGAGAGAATTTATTCTCCCTCAGGGGACTAATTGCCAAAATTCAAGAGAAGTATCTCAGTAAATCGAGAGTGCGAGAGGCACACCGAGATGGGAGAGAGTAACGTGTTACTCAGAGACATCCATCCGAGAGATACGCAAAAATTCCTGGCGTGAGCGTCGAATGAGATGAGACGGCACGACGGCTAGGGGATTTGTATCATCTAGCGAGATGAGAGTTTATAGAAAGAAATCATAATTCATATTCTATTCGGTGTTGTGAGCCGTTCGGGAGTGGTTACCCGAGAAATCCCAGTGTGTGCAATCACGATTGCAGCGTTCAAGGTACACACTATCCACGCTGACTGAAATCGGTTGCTTGTCATCCGTGCGAGATTTATCTCCTCAGAAATAAACAAGTTGCTGGCAGAAGCATAAAATCTGTAGGGTGTGAGCCACGTAGTTGAGACGATAAAGATAAAACGTGGTGCAAAGATGCACATCCTGGCTAACGGGGCGGGGAGAAATCTCCGCTCTACAATTATGAACCATTTAAAAATAGAATTATGAAAGAACAGATTTTGAAGAAGATAGGAAAGACGCTTGTACGTATTAATGTAACAGACCAGAGTGCAGAGGATGCCTACGATGAACTCGTTAACAGCAGCCCTCGCCTGTTTGGCATGCTTTCCAGTATCTACAGACTGAATGATGAAGAAGAAAGATTCGCTTGGTCTGCCGGCATCGCCTAAAATCTCCCTACGCTTGTAGGGAACAATAACCAAAAATATTAGAATTATGAGTACGCTGAGAATTAAATGCCTCGATATGTGCGAGGTTGAGAGTATCATTGCAGATGCTCAGGAGATTTTGAGTCACGTAGAATTCGGGTCGCTAAAGAATGGTGTGCTTACATTATTCTGCGTGGCGTGAGCCTAAAAATCTGTAGCCAGTACGATAATTGTCGTGTGTGGCTACGGAACAATTACCAATAAAATATAGATATGAAAGCAAGACAGATTATTTATTCAAGTACGATAATTGTGCTTGGATTTATTCAGAGTGCGCCGGCATTCATTTGCTTGGCAAGTACGATAATTCTCCTGAATGTGCTTGGAATTCTTTACGGAATTCTGCTTGTGTATATTTGGAGCAGTACGGAAAAGGGCAAGTGGTATTTCCGCGAGCTGTGGCGATCCACACTCCGCTTGGAGAATTTCATCCTTCCTGGAGTTTAAGAGATTTGGAAAGTACGATAATTGTGCTTGGAAACATTTAGCTAAATTCTGCTTGGAGAAATCTAGGCAGTACGATAATATAACCAATTAAGCAAAAGAATTATGGAAAAGAGAATCAGCAATGGCGTGCTGTCAGCTGCGCTCATATTAGTTACAAGTTTCGTGTGTGGCATTATTGCTATCGCAGGATTTCTGCTTGGAGATTTTCAAGCAGTGTTATATTCTGCGGTTCTTGAAATGTGCGGTCTGTTTATTATCTGCATAATGATAGATGCCATTCAGCAGCAGATAGAGGATATCTGTGACTAGCCAAAACTACCGCTTGGAGATATTCGGGCGGTATCTAGTATTAACCAATTAAATTACAGAATTATGAAGAAGAATATTTTCGTGGCATTGTTTGCCGTAGTGTGTGTTGCATTAGTAATGGTTTCAGTTACTCTCGTGAATTGTCACAGAGCAAACGTGATGCTGAGAAAAACTGTGTTAGCTCAGGCTAACGAGATTTTAGAGCTGAACGGCAGTTACACAGCAGAGGGAACTACAACGTTCGTAGGTCTCAGAAAGTAGCCAAAACTGAGAGGAGTTTCTGCTCCTCTCTACTATTAACCAAAATATTAAGAATATGTACAAGACGATAACAAAGGAATTAATCAAGTGTGAGTTAATTGATATCATGATGGGCATGGACTGCGAGGAAGATATGTGTACACACACATCTATCCAGAGAGTTCTATGTCCTATACAGGCGTGCGATGAGTTCGGCGGCGATCCTGAGGATTCTCGTCCTCTGCTGCCGGGAACATACCTGGCAGTATATCATGACAAGATGGAGGATGAGCCGTTTCCTATGTTCGCAAAGATTTGCGCCAACATCATTACAGATGAGGACAAATGTCAGATGCTCATGAACGGAGACGGCTGTATTCTGATTTTCCTGCTCAACAAGTACGAGTAGCCAAAAATGTGCTCAGGCATTTTCCTGGGCATACTATGTAGGACCATTAAACAAATTGAATTATGCAAGACAGAAAATCACAGAAGAATTTTGAGCGTGCGCTTATGCATGAGATGGAGAAGATCAAGATAGCAGCGCGCCAGTGGCACAACAACAATACTAAGGGCTATAGGGATTTCCGTAGCAAGAAAACTATCTCCAAGAGTTTCTCTGAGATTGCGGTATTGTGCATGAGCTAAATGTGCGTGGCGATTGTCACGCATACTATTCACCAATATTTAAGAATTATGATAGATGAAGAATACAAGGAGAATGTAGAGTACATACTCTCTACGATTTTGCCTAAGTTGCAGGAAATCCAAAAAAAAGTATTGAAAAATCAATCAAGACTGAACCTTGATGTTAGCGTTAGCAATAAAAACGGCGAAGGGTATATAAGTTGTTTTGCCTGTGTTATGAATGACATGGGAGAAATAACGGATACTTGTTTTCCACGTTTCATCTGCGTATGCAGCAAAGAGGAGATTGACGAGCGGCTCAACGAGCTTAAAGAGTTCATCAAGAAGTACATAGCCTGAAAATTGAGGGAGTTTTATCTCCCTCTCCTACAAACCAAAAATGTAGAATTATGAGTAGATGGGTACAATTTTATCACAAAATCAATAAATTTGACCTTGTGAACATGAGATTTACCGATGAGGTGAGCGTTGTGGAAATGGTGGGCATGGATTCTATCATGCCTATTGACGGTAGACTTAATCTGTCATCCATACGTGCTGAGATACAGAAGAAAATCGAGAGCATGAAGAAAATCGAGAGTTTCGACCCTTGTGCGTTCTCCATCCTCACCGGTCCTACGATTCTGTGTGCTTCAGAAAGTCCGGTGTACAATCTCTAGCCAGAACTGGGCAGTACGATAATGTGCTGCCTGCTATTAACCAATAAAATTCAGAATTATGACAGACGGAGACAGAAAGTTCCTTGCCAGGCTCGTAGCGAGCCACAAGGCAGTTATCAGCGAGGAGTGCAGACGCAAGAACCTCGACAAGAGCGAGTATTTCAGACGCGTAGCACGTGCAGACAAAAAGGCTCAGGAGATTGAGCAATCGTGCATGCGCCCTCGCAAGTTCTAGCCAAACATTCTGTGCAGATAGACTGCACAGAAACCATGTTAAACCATCAAAATTAAAGAATTATGGAGAAAATGACACAGAAAGAGTTGAAGAGACTCGTTAGAGTAGGAGCTGCCAAGGATATAACACACAGTTCAAGCCGTGCAGCCATCCCGGAAGAATATAGTCAGGTAGGCTATTCTTCCGGTGTGTACGGATGCAACGGAATGCTGTTCCGTGGTCACAGCGGAAAGCTGTATGCTATTTGCGCAAGAACTACGGCTATCTGGGTTTTCGGCTAAAATTACGGGTAAGCGTATGGTGCGCTTGCTCGTTTCTATTATCAACCAAAATACAGAAATATGAATATACAGAAAGTATGGGATGCGTTTATCAAGGAAAATGATAATCCATCATTCGTAAAGATGGCATATGCCGTAGTAGAGCAGCTTGGCGGTGTTAATGAAGACACACTGCTTAATTCTCTCGATAGTTGCAGAAATGCAAATGACGGGTACACTGGATTCTGCTATCATTCTCAGACCTGCAAGTTCTGGAATGAGAACAAGAGTGCTATCATGGAGAATATGCACGAGCTTGCCGATGATTTGGGCGAAGACCTTATCACGATGATTAAGAGATTCGGGAATTTCAAGGACGACAAATCTGTCACCTATGATGCTATCGGCAAGGCTCTGTATGCTCCTTTTAACGAGGGCGAGAGCAGAAATATCTATGACACATTTGCCAAGTATGCACTGGAAGAGGTTGCGAATCGATTCCAGGACTGGTGGTACGAGCAGGACGAAAGTGAGTTCGATTAGCCAAACCAATCCTCACTCTCACGGGTGGGGATTTCTATTAACCAACAATTACAGAATTATGAGTGATTTAGAGAAAATCCTGAATGACGATTTACTGAAGTGTAAAATCGTTGAGTCAGTAGAGAATCCTGTTAGGCGTGTGGACCTCATCAAGTGGACACACGACAATACATTCTCTATTGCAGAGGTACGCAAGGATACCGGTAAGCTAGAGGTCACAGACTTGAAAGCTGCCAGTGGTCTTGATGCATACAAGCATTTCTACAGAAATTATGGCGACATTGCCATATGTGGCTAAAACTCCCCACGATAATGTGGGGAACCATTATGAACCATTAAAACAGAAGAATTATGGAAAAGAATATTTGGGAATATGTTATGAACAACAAGGGTGAGGTTATCGAAAAAGTAGCCGATTATATCGGTGTTGAAAGCTTCGCCAAGGTAATCGAGAGCCTATATCGTGAGTGTCTTGAGAATTTCGATGACGCAGATGATCTAGAAGAATACATTGCCGATTTGTACGGAAAGAATATCCAGTCTCTTGCATGGGAGTTTACTCACAAGGTAAACAGAGAGATGAAGAAATATCTCCATCTTAACGACCAGCGCATGGATGGAAATTTTGCCAATCTGTACAACGATTATCCTAGACACGTTACAGGTACGTTCTGGGCGACTGACTACGATGGCGATGATTACTACGATTTGTATCCTCAGATGGTAGCCCGACTTGATGCCGCAGAGGACAGCGAGCAGGCTAGCAAGGACAGGGCGTACCTCGAAGAATGGTACTTCAAGGCGTTCGGCACGTACAACATCAAGTACAATTTCTCGAATGAGCTTGAAGAGGCTCACTCCATGATGGAGGAAGATTATGAGGAAGCCTAACAATATCCCCTAGCATGGGGATATTCAATGTTAAACCATTTAAATGATATTAGATATGAGTTACGAATTTGCAAAGAAAGAAATCGGCGATTACAGAATCACCATTTACCAGGATGAGGATGCCGAATGCCCTTGCACAGAATGGGATTTGGCAGGCGTTTACTTCTGGGACTATTCTGATTACGGATACAACAGGGAACTTTCTCGTGGTTGTAGCAGTGAAGTCGAAGCTGAAAATGCAGAGGCTGCCTTGAAAGAGCTTGTCTGCAAGTATGTTCCACAAAAGAAGATTATCAAGTATATCAATAGTATGTTTCATTGCGATCATCTGTGTCTCGAATACGACAAGTCGTGCCACATGTGGAGTTTTGAAAGAAAATCAAGATTCAGCATCGGCAAGAACGAGTGGTACAACATTAGAGATTTCACTCCTAACGAACTGAAGAACGAGGATGTTAGGGATGAGCTTACAGAAGAGCTTGAAGAAGATGATTTTATTAATCTCCTTGAAAACTGCAAGGATATAGCATTCTACGAGTGGTCTTCCAGTGGATATAGCCAGGGAGATTATGTTAGAGGATATGCCTATTGCGACAAGGAGCGCTTCAAGAAGATGGTGGATACGAATACCAAGAACTGGAAGAATCGTGCCATCGAGCTGTTTGAGAGCGAAGTCAAGAATATTGGTATGTGGATGTGGGGTGATGTAAAAGGTTACGTCCTAGAAAAGAAACGCCCGTATACAAAATTGTACGAAGACGGTAAATCTTCTGATTCCTACGAGTGGGAACAGATTGATTCCTGCTGGGGAGAGTACTACGAGGACTCTGACGAGCTGATTAAAGACGCTCTCGAAGAGAATGGAATCAAACTAAAAGAAACAGCCTAACAAGGGGAGCTTGCATGCTCCTCTTCTATCAACCAAATTACAAAGAATTATGAAATTGAAACTTTATCACGACACAAGAAAGAAGTTCCGTGACTGCGTGGATGCGTGGACAATATACGTTCCTTATCCGAAGTGGCTTAGAGAAAAGACATGCGGTACAATGGGAACATTCCTCGGATGCACTCCAACGGAGACGGGAATGATACGGTGCATCTGGGAGCACGACGAAAGAAGATGTGGACGCCCGTATTTCGGCAAGAAGATTGATCCGAAGGATACCCCTAAAGCATTTCAGGAAATTTTCTACAACATGGAGAAGCTTTGGAACGAGGCAATCACCAAGAACACGAATGAAGCGTGGAAAGCATGGAGCGAAGTCTAAAATTGGTAGCCATTTGGCTACCTGCCAATAACCAAATACAGAGAATTATGGAAAGAATTACATTTGTAGAGAAAGGCAGTAGAACAATCTACAGACTTGGCAGACGTATAGTATGCTACAGGGATGGTTACAGAGTTTATTTCGGTAAACCATCAGATGTCACACACGACACGTTCGATGCACTATCAGAGAATATAGCACATGAGTATTGCCTGAAAGTTTGTGAGCGCAAAAAGTGGGAGAGGGCAAAATACAACAATCCTGTCGCATACAACGCCCACAGAGTATTGAACGCATTAGCCTAAAGATAGCCTCCGGGCTATCACTATTAACCAATGATAGATAATTATGATTATAGATGAAATTTTAGACAGAAAGGGCGGCAGGAGATTTGTTGCAGAGGTGTTTAAGAGATACGTCTTGAAGGAATCCGTTTATTTCGGGTTCAAGTATTTCTCAGAAGCATACAGCAAGTCTTCTGACACAGATAGGGAGTATTTCGTAAAACGTGCCATTATCAAGTATATAGTGGAAAACGGATACAATATTAACATTATCAATTTTATCCTTGCCGTGGATTGGACTTAGCCTGAATAGTACGCACATTCTGCGTACTTCCATTATTAACCAAATTATTAAAGATTATGAAGAGATATTACGTATCAGTCACAGAGCATTTAAACAAGGTAGTCAGCGTTGATGCTGAGAGTGAGAATGAAGCCGTACAGAAAGTGCAGGATGCCTATAATAATAGCGATATTATTCTTGACGCTGACAATTTCTCAGGTGAGGTTATCGAGATCGAACCAGATCAGGAGTACTGGAGAGAATCCGAAGAAGATGACAGCGTAGCACTCCAGCACATCGACTAAGCCAAACGGGGAGAGCAATCTCCCTACCAATAACCAAAAATATTAGAGATATGAAGAAAATCAAAGTAGGAACGAGGGTATACTGCGACATACATTCCCAATCAAAGGAACACGTTGTCACTCACGTTTCAGAGGAAAGAGGATTCGCGGGAATTGATAATGAATACTGGTGGCCTATAGACCAGTGCTTCCCCTGCGATGAAATAACATTGCCTAAAAAGCGCAGCTAAGGACTGCGCACAATAACCAAAACATAAGAATTATGAATGAAGACAGAATCCTAGAGATGTTCTTCGAGAAAGCCAGATGGCAGTATGCTATCGAGAAAGGCTTATTCAAGGACATGGACAAAGCAGTAATGTATCAGCTGACAACACCAAAGGCTCGTCTGGCTATGTATCAGAGGATCAAGAGCGGCAAATACAAGATAATGCCGCCTCATACGGCAAAGATTCCTAAAGACAACGGAGATTTCCGTACTGTCTATGTGAATGAGCCTGTAGATAGAATCCTTTTGAGTATAGCAAACGACCTCCTGTTCGAGCTGATGCCAGAGATGGTGCATCCACGCTGTACGTCATACCAAAAGGGTATCGGCTGCGGTCGTGTGGTGCAAGATGTGTCTCGGATAATATACTCGGCAGAGGGAAAAATCATCGGATGGAAAGGTGACTTCTCCAAGTACTTTGATTCTGTGCCCATTCGGTTCATCGACTGGGCATTTGACAAGGTAGAGGAGAAGTACGGAAAGTCTGCGCTGATAGATGTCATTCGTGACTACTATCACACAGACATCTATTTCGATGAGGACAACAACCTCTGCGAGAAGTATCAGTCCCTAAAACAGGGATGCTCTGTTGCTGCATGGCTGGCTGATGTCATTCTCTATCATCTTGACGACAAGCTATCTAAGCTTAACGGATATTACGTCCGCTATTCAGATGATACGCTGTTTGTCGGTGAAGACTATGAGAAAGCCATGGATATCATGAAGAGCGAGCTGGAGATGATGCAGATGACGCTTAACCCAAAGAAGGTTGAGTATCTTGATGCTAATCACTGGTTTAAGTTCTTGGGATATTCCATCAAGGGTCACAATATCTCTCTGTCGTCCACACGTATCAAGACCTTTCAGAAGGAGATTGAGAAGAGGACGATAAAGAAACGTGACACCACGATGACGAAAGCCATCAATGCAGTAAACAGGTATCTCTACAAGGGGTACTGCGATTACTCCTGGGCTACTCAGGTTCTTCCGGTCATAAACGTGAAAGAGGACATCGACAAGCTCAATGCCTTCGTTATGGACTGCATCCGTGCGGTCAAGACAGGCAAGAGAAAGGTCGGTGGTCTCGGATACGTGAAGACTCAGGCTGTAGGTTGCATAGACCGAGGTCGTGGAAGGAACGTGAAAGCCAACAGGAGTAAGACAGAGAGCGAAATCAAGGGGTATCTATCGATAGGTTGTGCTCAGAATGCCTTGCGAACGAGCAGGGCAGCGTACAACACATTGGTGAATACTCTGTAGACGAGCATCCTAGCGCAAGGATTTTGCCGGAATGAAGACACAAGGTTTTAAATATCCCGGTTGCGGAGTGCATGGACCTCATCTCAATGAGATGGGTCCTACGCTCGTCCTAAACCGGATATTATCAATCTGATATAGCTATGCGCTTACGAATCTTCTCACATAGTTCCGCAGTGAACTTTCGCCTGTCATTGAACTGGCGTCGAGAAATCAGATTTGGCATATCTGCCTTATAC